ACCCCGGCCTCACCCTCGGCGAATGGGAATGGGATATGGGAATGAGAGAAGGGGAAGGGAGAAGGAGAAGGAGTAGGAAAGGGCATGAATGAGGAAGGTGATATGAGGAAGGGTATATGGGGCGGGGGCGTATATAGGGGGTATTAGGGGATAGGATATGATTACATATGATTGCTGATGCATGATGATGCATGATCATTCCCATTCCCCAATGCATGATCATCGATCATTCCTAATCAATCCTCAATCGCCTCAATTGATGCGATGCGCGCGATGATGCATTATGCGATGCCTATATCGATGCGCCTTTCTCCTCATCATCCTATTCGATACTCTTGCTCTTTGCGCGCGATGATTCATTGCATGATGATGATCCTTTCCTATCCTAAATACCTTCCTCGATATGCATTCCTCAATCCGATGATTCTCATTCCACACCACGCATTCTTCATTCTCGAATGAATCCGCGAAGAACGAACCCCCCCGGGGAAATAACGCCGCATAACTCCGCCCCCGTGAAACGGACCATGCTACGGCACCGCTGTGTCTCTCCGTGAAAAAAGTGCTACCACGGTCTCCTCCAAGAGATCCGGGCACAGGCATACCTTCCCCACCTTGACACCACCACCCTCCTCTCATTAGCATTGCTGCATGACTACCTCACAGCACGACCTCCAGAAGATCATCCACAAGTTCGAGAAGGACCTCAAGAAGCTCGGTCGTCACCTCGACAAGCTCCGGACCTTCGAGAACCAGATCCCCATCCTGCCCGAGAAGAGCGCACCTCGCTCTGACGTTCCCTCCATGGTCGACACCCCGGAGACGCTGGACGCGCTGCATGCCCGCTGGCAGTTCAGCCACGACGTCTATGGGCCGGAGGTCGCACGCAACGCCACCCGCGTGCTGCTCGCCCTGGCCGACAATGACATCGCCGCCGCACAAGCCATGCGGGCTTACGCAATCATCGCCGCACGGGCCCTGCACGACCCCACCGCTCCTCGACCCAGCGACTCCACTTCACCTCCCAACGACGAGGAGATCGGTCGCTTCCTCAGCGAGTGGCTCGACGACTCCGCGCCGCTAAACATCCGCAGGTACGTCCTCGCGGCTCGAGCGCTTGCCCGGAAGTTCCCCCTCCTCGGGATCACCTATGGCACGAGCCTCGCCGACCCTGGTGTGGACCCGGCAGAAGCCCAGCTCGAGGAGAAGTGCAGCTTCTGCGGACACTCGCGCAAGCGGCACATGGGGGTCAAGCACTGCGTGGGGGGAAGTCTCGAGGGCCCCAACTGCAACTGCTCCTGGTTCCGGTAACCATGATCATCACCATCTATCCCGGAGCGGGCAACGGCTGGGTCGCGGCGGTCAACGGGGTCTGGATTCCAGGCGGATACGACACCGGGCAGACGGCGATGTACGCGTGCCAGTTTCCCGACGAGGTGCTCCAGCCGATCAACGACAAGATCTACTCGGTAAATGGCGAGGATCGGCCTATCACAATGGCTGACCTGCCCCCTCAGCCTTGACATCCCCTACCCCAGCCCATAGCATTGCAGCATGACCACCACACCCGACCCCAAGCCCATCACCACTTCCAACCCGCGTCCCGACGTCCGGCGCTTCCAGCCGGTGATCGTCGACTTCTCCAAGGCCCCGCACTTCCAGCTGAAGGACCCCAGCGGCACGTACGAGGTGGAGATCGAGGACTACTGGGACAAGCTCACGGGCAAGTCCTGGATGAACTCCGCTGGCAACCCCGCGGCGATCATCTACGCCATGCGCTCCGGCCTCGGCAGTCTCCCCATCGACGACAACGTGCTCTACGTCAAGCTGGGGGGCATCGGGGTCCTGGTCCACACCAGCGAGGTGACCTTCCAGTGAAGGAGCCCACGAACAAGCACAAGCAGTTCCGGATGCAGAAGGGCGCCTGGAGCGAAGCAACACCGAAGGAGAAGAGCTGGCCCTCCAGTGTCTACTACCCGTACACGGGGTGCCCTATCTTCTTCCTCGCTCATGCGGCACATGGCCATGTCAAGGAATGGTGCCAGCAGGGCCAGGAAGGCCGGGGGGTCAAGCACGATGGTGGCCACCACTGATGGCCAAGAAGAGCAAGGCCAGAGTCAACCACATGAAGGTGCGGTTGAGCTGGCGGCAGTACCGCAGGGACCGAGACAAGTTCGTTGCTGAGGAGCTTCAGCTCTGGAGCATCTGGCAGAAGTACAAAGAAGGAGAGAACAATGACCATCTCAGTTACTGAGCTGATGCTGAAGAGCCTCGCTCCGGAGAACAGCACGGTGCCGTACGACGACGATCCGCTGGTGACGGTGATCGACGTCTTCGCGGTCAAGGTGGTAGTGAGGAAGGACGCCGACCGCGAGGCATTCGTCCAGTTCATCCGTGAACGGGCCGTTGCTGGCGCGGGCATCTTCTGCGACATCGATGTCCACCGGCTCGCCGAAGGGCCCTCCTACCTCGAGCTGGGTGCCTGGCTGGGCGACCAGAAGATCGCTCTCACGGTGATGGCTCTTGGGGTCCACCACAAGGCCTGGCAGGTCATCACGCCCACCAGCCTGGGCTTCACCGGCAAGGAGGCAACCGAGATGGCGGGTCTGGGGCTCCTCCTGATCGACGGGCTGAGCCCCGAGTTCCGCGCCGAGCTCTGCGCCACCCCCACACCCACCGAGACCTGATGTCCCCCCGGCTGGCCCGACAGGTCACGTGGTGCTGGACCAACTGGACGTTCGGGGTCTACTCGGTCAAGCTCTCGCGGTCACAACGGGCCTACGGCATCGACTTCGGCCCCCTGGAGATCATCTGGCGCCGGAAGCTCTCACGCAGTAGGCCTTGACATCCCGGCTCCAGGCCGATAGCATTTCATCACCGATTACCGCGCAGTCGAGGGAGAGGGGGCCGCCACGATGCTCTACTGCATCTGCTTTCCGCCGCTCCTCTTCCTGTTGCCGGTAAGCTTCGGTCCGGGTGAGGCGAACTACGACCTCCCTCGGGAGAGGGCTAACCACCTCTTCCCGCACAACAGACACGGGCACCCGCCGTAGGTACGCCACCTACTCTAGGGGTCACTGACTCACTCGTCACCCCCCCGGGAACATCGCAGCAGGGATCCAGGCAGGCGATCACCGTATCGACCCTCAGTCGGACCCTCTCACCCCCGCTTCCCGAGGCATACACGGAGCAGACCCCACTCACACCCTACCCTCAGATGATACCGCACTACCAAGAGCCCCGCAGCAACCTGCCGACCGCCTGCGGGGCTCCTTGGTGTGGACTCTGGCCGGCCGGTCGACCTTGACACAGAGTCAGGGAGCGCATAGCATGATAAGTACCTGATCATCACACTAAGGAGCAGAAACAATGGCCGAGTTCCGTGACCTGCAGTCTGACTATGAGGAGCGCCGGCTGGCTGCTCGAGCCGCACACAGGGCCAAGATCGTGGACCGTGACAAGTCGGTGCCGCTCGACATGCGGAACGCCGACTTGCGCGGCATCGACCTCGCCGGGCATGACCTGACCAACATCGACTTCAGCCACGCGCTGTTCCACAACGCCAAGCTCGCGGGGTCGACGTTCTCGGGCGACCGGATGGAGGGGGTGACGTTCGAGAACACCGATGCTCGTAGTGCTGACTTCTCGCGCGCCGACCTCAACCGCAGCCACCTCGCCGCCAGCCGCCTGGAGAGTACTGACTTCTTCCAGGCCAACCTGGAGCACGCCGTCCTGGTGCAGTGCCAGCTGAGCGACGCGACGTTTACCTCTGCCAACCTCTTCGGGGTGAACTTCGTGGGAGGGGGCTTCCGAGACACGGGGGGCAACCTGCTGATGGTCACGGGGATGGCCTCGGGCATCGGCACGATGGTCCCCACCCACAGCGGGTGGCAGGTGAGGGTCGGCTGCTGGAAGGGCACGGTCGACTCGCTGCAGGAGCTCATCCGGCAGGACACCGGATGGCCCGAGGCCTACGGCCACGAGCTCCAGCGCCGACGCCCGGTGCTGCAGGCGTTCATTCAGCTGGCCAGGGTCTACATGGAGACCTACCCCCAGATGATCGAGCAGGCCAAGAACGCCTGGGGGCCGAAGCCGAAGCCGGCTGTCGCTGAGTTCTCCCTGACCCCGCCGGTGGTCGATGCCCACGACGACGAGCTCTTCTGATCATGGGTAATCAGACAAAAGAAGCGCTTGAGGCGCTCGAACGGGTGTTCTACCAGGCAGCCTCTACCATGGGGGCTCGTCGCGGGGGTAAGACCAAGCTGCGGGCCGACTTGGTGCTCATCCAGACCGCTCTTCTGCGTGAGACTTCCGAGCCCACAACTGGAGCAGAGCTGATCGCTGCCGAGCGCAAGCGACAGGTCGAGGTCGAGGGCTACACCGCGGAACGGGACCAGGCGAACGCCACGGTCCACACCCTCACGCAGGCGGCCCGGTGCTACGCCATAGACGCTGCCTACCGCCAGGAGGTCTTCCTCAGTGGGGGCTGGGTACCCAATGGGTGGCCCTGGCTGACGGCCGAGTGGAAGCCCTCCCCGAGTGACCGCAAGCGCGAGCTGGTGAAGGCCGGGGCACTCATCGCTGCAGCCATCGACCTGCTCAGGGCAGAGCTTGGGGAGCTGACTCAGAACCTCGACGATCAGTCCTAGGTCGGTCCTTGACAAGTTGGACATTTGGTGCAAGGATTGACCTACCGAGAAAGGAGACCTCATGAGTCTCGGACAAGAGGCGGGGCAGCTCTACGAAGCTGCGAGACACACGGGACACCGGATTGACAGCACTCCCTGGCTGGAGCTGCCCCCCGGAGCCCAGGAGCCCTGGATTGCAGTGGCGATTCAGGCTCGACGGATCCACGCTACTGCCCCTGAGCTGCGTGAGGTTCTGCGAGGGCACGATCACCTGAGTATCAGGTGTGCTATCAGCAAGAGCCTGACCGAGCTGGTCACATCCATCGAAGCGGGTTCTCCTCGGCTGCCCGCGGAGGGCCACGGATTCTGGTCTATCACCGACTGGGAGATCTGGTCCAACGAGGTGGCAGCACTGATGCCCGGAGACTGGGATGGTGACGAGTCCCAGGAAGACATCATCCAGCGGTTCGTCGCCTACGCCTCTCGGCACCTGACCACCTGCCCCCACGAGTACGCCATCGGGCGTAACCTCGTCTTCCCCCCGGAGGGATAGCATGGCAAAGCAAAAGAAGATGGACCTTCGTTGCCTGGTCCAGGCCCCGACTCTTGGAGGTAGCCCCTCCGTGAACTTCTGTCAGCGGCCGGCAATCCCGGCCCACCGTGAGCACGCCGATGGACTCATGATCTGGACCACCTCACCTCAGGGCCAGGCAGGTGAGCTGCTGACCCCTCGAGAGGTAGCTCGTCTGCTCCACGTCGACCCCAAGACCGTGACGAGGTGGGCCGACGCCGGCAAGCTGGGGGTCATCCGTACCCCGGGGGGCCACCGTCGCTTCGACCGCGCGGAGGTTCACAGCATGGCTACGCCCATCCACCAGGTCTCGCAGAAGGTGACCTGATGGCCCAGCTCACACCCTCGCCGGGACCGCCATTCATCGTGGCGACCATCACCGCAAGCTCCATCGATGGGTACACACATCTGTTCATGTTGCCGATGGACCCCGAGAAGTACCGATACGTGACTTCTCTGTACGCATGGTCTGATGGGGTCGTTACCTGGTCTGAGGATCGTCAAGATCTGACGCCGAGGCCTTCCTGATGGCCGCGCCCGACCCGCTATCAGTCAGGTGCCCGCGATGCAATGCGGCGCCTGGGGAGCCGTGCAGGCCTACCAGCGGTACTCATCACCAGCGCCGTGCAGTCGCTGAGCACCGAGCGCGAAGAGGTCAAAGCCGACGGCGGTAGGACTATTCGTCCTTGACATGGTGGTTATGTCGCGATAGACTGACTTGACCGATATTTCCTACCACCTCTCTTCGGGGGAACCAATGAAGAAGCTCATCGCCCTCCTCACCTTGCTGGGGCTCGCCCTGCTCGGTGTGGGACTGGCTCTTCCGGCCTCGGCTACTCAGGCCAAGACCACCGAACGCTCCTGGCTCATCGCCGAGAGCTCTTCCCGCTGGGCTCCCTTCGCCGGGGGTCCTCAGACCGTCTACGACCCCGCATCCTGCGGCAACGGGCTGATCCAGGTCGACATCTACAAGTACGACACCCGGGCTAACCGGGCGATCGTCGATGCTCTGGACGACGATGGTCTGCTGACGGCTTGGGAGGACTCCCAGGTCTACATCTCGCATACCTGGGCTTCTCAGACTCCCTGCGTCGAGCCGACTCCTACCCCAACTCCGACGCCCGAGCCCACCACCACCCCCACACCGACCCCTGAGCCGACTCCCGAGCCGACGGTGACTCCTGAGCCGACGCCTACTCCCACCCCCGAGGTGACGCCATCTCCGACTCCGACCCCCACCCCGACGACTCAGCCGACCCCGACGCCGAGCTCGAGTCCATCGCTCATCGCCTCGCCGAGTGCGGAGCCCTCACCGACGCCGACGCCCGGTGGTACGTCGACCAAGCCGTCCACTCCTTCGGCTTCGCCGACCCAGCTGGCCGCCACGGGACTCTCCGCGGCCGGCCGGTTCGCGATCATCGCGGGTTCTCTGATCCTGCTGGGCTCTTTGACCCTGGCGATGAAGTACCGGCTGACCCGCTGACCTAGTAGTCGCCCTGCGCAGTAGGCTGCCTGCCCGTTCGAGCCGGGCTAGGGTACTCGACAACACAACAAAGGAGCACTCATGACGATGCCCGATCTGTCTCAGGAAACGTCCAACCTCGTGAAGCACGCGATCACCGAGCTGCACCTCGCCGGGTTCTACGATCAGACATCTGGTGACTCTCTGGATCCCTACTTCGAGAAGGTCGCAGACGATGTGGTGCAGCTGGTCCGTCTGTTTGCTTCACATGCCAACTCGGGTATGTCCGCCGAGATCACCACCTCACTGCTCGAGGCGCTGCTGCAGTTCAAGCCGCTCACCCCACTCACCAACGACCCCGCCGAGTGGAACCAGTTCGGCGACATGGGCTGGCAGTCCACTCGCGATTCCTCAGCTTTCTCGCTCGATGGGGGCAAGACCTACTACCTGCTCGACGAGAAGCGCCGGTGGGTCGCCAAGCTGGTGTGGAAGCTGCCGGCAAAACTCAGAAACCGCCTCAGCAACTCGAAGCTGGTGTTTCCCTACCACAAGGCCGTTGACAAGCCCCTCGCCTAAGTGATAGCATAACATAGCTATCAGGCCCTACTGAAGGAGCACTAACATGACCCAGCTTACTTCCGACGCTCCCGCCACGGAGTTCCCTCGGGAGAAGATGATCGAGACCATCATCGGGCACACCTTCCGGAACGCCGACCTGGACCTCTCCAAGCTGCTCACGGTGAGGCTGCGCGGCTGGTCGAAGCACCGGCTCTCGCTGCTCTTCGACCTCGTCGAGAAGAAGGCCTACGACCGCGCCCGCGCCCAGATCATGAGGTGGTTGTGATGCAGCACGCGAGAACCACCACCTTCGTCATGGGTGAGGCGCTGCAGAGCATCCCCGAGAGTGACCTCACCATGATGGTTCTGTTCGAAGACAAGAACATCTTTCGGGCGACCATCACTCGGAACGAGGGCGACCTCGTCAACCGGTACCTGGTTCGCCTGCAGCAGTACCTGCTCACCGGGCAGGGACTCTTCACATGGACTCGACCCAAGTACCAGGCGGCGGCTGATGTGCTGATCGCCACCATGACGCGACGAGGTGCTGAGAAGGTCGCCCAGGACCTTCTTGACACCTTCGCCCGGGTCTAGCTGCTGGCCTCGCTTCGGCGGGGCCTAGTAGTGTGTCAATACAGGAATGAAGTCATGCGGTCATTTTTGGCCAGACAGGACGCGGAGTGCTCCGGCTAAAGGTTGACTGCGGGCGGCACAGGCAATAGAGTTATCCCAACTCCAAACTTGTCTACGCCATAGAATGGCGGCTACCGCAGGAGGTGACTCGCTTCATGGCCCTGCCTACCACATTCAACACGATCCTCGTGGAGAATGACTACGTCGATCTCTCCGGTGCAATCGGTGTGGGAACCGTCACCTTCGAGCCGGTGGTGGATGGCTTCCTCAATGCCATCACCGACGAGGTCATGGTTATCCCCAAGACGATGGTCGCCACGGTTGACCCGGCCGGGCACATGTCGATCACCCTCCCCTTCACCAACGACCCTGATGTCGTGCCGACGTTCACCTACCGGGTGACCGAGCAGATCTCGGGGAAGACTCGAAGCTTCAACATTGAGCTGGTGGCCACCCTGATTGGCCCCGTCAAGCTCTCGAAGTTGGCTCCAGTGGGGGCCTCTTCACTCGGTACTACTGCGCTGACCAAGGCGATGGCCGATGCGCTGTATGCCCCCCTCGGGACGGGTCCCACCTTCCAGCTTCGGATGTGGCCGCCGTCGACCGTCGCTCCCACTGAGCTGGACGGGGTTCTCGAGGGCGACCTCTGGATTCAGCTGCCATGAGCCCCTCGCTTCGAGTTCGGTCAGGTACCAGCTGGCTACCGGTCAGCGGTGAAGGTCCGATCTTCACGAACGCCCCTCCTTCCACACCTACCGGGCTGACCGCTACGGCGGGGTCGCCGAGTCAGACTTCAGTGGTTCTTACCTGGTCTGCTGGCTATGACCCCGATGGCTCCGTAGTTTCATACCAGGTTCGGGTGAATGGGGTTCTCAAGGGTACTCCTACTTCTCCCACCCTTACCATCACCGGGCTGACTGCCGCGACTTCCTACACGGCAACCGTACGCGCAATTGATGATGATGGGGCGATGAGCGCCGAGGCCTCCCTGGGCTTCTCTACGGCATCCCCAAGCACTGGCTGGCCTGATGCTGAAAGCACCGGGGCGCATGGCACGCTTTCCGCTGGCTGGGATCAGTACGACTTCTACGGTGCGACTGATGGTCAGGTCTTCGAGAACTACGAGATCAACATCACCGCGCCGATGGAGTTCGATGCTTCCCATGCCGGCCGCGTCATCACCTTCCGGAACTGCATCTTCCTTGACGGTGGAGTCTACCGCCTGGTGCTGAATGAGCACGGGGCTATCCTGGTCTTCGAGGATTGCACGTTCATCTGCGGCGGGGCAGATAACCCGGCTAACGCAGAAGCGCTGAATGGGTCAGACATCACCACTCTCCGGTGCAACATCTACAATGGGGGGGATGGGATCAAGGCCGGGGTCAACGTCAAGATCTACGACACCTGGATTCATGACCTCTATACCCAGGAGGGAAGCCACAACGACTGCGTCCAGATCATGGGTACGCAGGGGGATGGCACCGAGGGCTCTGGAGTTCATATCCGAGGTTCTCGACTCGATGCGCAGAACGGAGCTACCTGCATTACCCTCTCCACTGGGTCGGCCTGGGGTATGAAGGACATCCTGGTCGAAGAGAACCTCCTCTACTGCAACGGTATTGCGGTTACTGGTGGCTACCAGGCTGGGGTGGACAACCCTGATAAGGTCTCCAACATCATCTACCGCGACAACAAGGTCAAGTACCCCTCAGGTTCGCCTATCTTCACCTCGGTGGATTCGCCCGTAGTGGTGACAGGCACAACCTGGTTCGATGGTCCCAACGCTGGAGAGGCAGTCTCATGAGCAACGTCTTTGGCTCCACTGTTCCGGCGAACACCACCGGATCGACGACTGGACCGAAGGGCATCCACACCAGGTTCTCGATCTCGGCCAATGGGACGTTGACCGCTGTTCGGTACTACACCATGGCAGGAATGGCCGCTACCGATATCTACTTCGGTATCTTCTCGCCGGGTGGAACTACCATGCTTGCCGACTGGTACCAGACTCCTGATCTGGCCGTTGGTTGGCACACCTACAACCTGCCGACACCCATCGCCCTGGTGACTGGGGTGGAGTACGACCTGCTCATCGGCAAGGAGTCAGGTACGATCAACTACTCCTATGCCCTGGGTGCCCTGCCGATCACCGCCAACAACATCACCTTCCTCGCCTCACTGGTTCGAGTGGGTGCCAGCTTCGTCTGGGCAGAATGGGTCAGCGCCAACGAGTTCGATAACTACTATGTCGACCTCGAGATGACCTTCGCCTCGGCCCTCGACATCTCGGTTGGTGTGGATCAGGCTATCTATACCGGCCAGACTGCAGACCTGGTCGGCACCGCAGTTGGTGGATCGGGCGGTAAGACTTACGCCTGGACCAAGACGAGCGGCCCTTCGGGTACCTTCGGCAGCCCGCTGGCTGCGGCTTCGACGTTCACCCCCTCTGGGGCTGGTACCTACGTCCTGCGATGCACGGTTACTGACGGCTCTGGTACAGACTTCGACGAGCTCACGGTTACCGTCTCGACAGTTCCTACGAAGGTGCCCCTGGCCACCATCAACTCGGCAGTTGACTGGACAGTCTTCGGTGGTGGTACGGTCCAGGAAGTCCTGGCTGATACCTCATCTTCTACCGGGGTACAGTCGGTTGACAACCCGACCAATGTCGTCATCGACGGAGTCTTCGGGGCAGTGACCGAGCCCCCAGTCGACAGCAGCTTCACGGTCGAGGTGGAGGCTCAGCGACTGGAGGGTACTTCAGGTACCTTCGTTGCTCGGCTCTACGAGGGGGCTACCCTTCGATCGACCCAGACCATCTCAGTTCCTTCTGCCCTGACAGTTCTGCAGATCGTGTTCCCACCAGAAGACATCGCGGTGATCGCCTCTGGTTCCTGGACTTCGGGGCTTCGCTTCACGCTGACCGGAACTGCGGCTCCGTAGCATGGCCGTCTCACTCAAGATCGTCAAGATCACTGGTGGGCTTTGGCCTCGACTGAAGGTTACTCAGGTCTCGGCTATCTCTCACTCAGGAGCTAGACTCCGAGTTACCAGAGTTTCCGCTCTTTCGCCCACGATCCCGCCTCCCGCTCGAAGCCTGCGGATCATGAAGATTTCCGCCTTCAGCTACCCGAACTCTAAGCTTCGGGTCACTCAGATCAAGGCTATCTCAGAAGCTCATGCTCCTACTCTCTGGCGACGCTACGTCGATGGTGAGTGGGAAGTGCTCGTGGGTACCGTGAAGTCCTACGCCGGTAACGGCTCATGGGTTAAGGTTTAGGGAGGACGTCATGGACGGTAACCTGCTAATGATGGTCTACCTGACTCTCCTGGTTGCTCTGGTCTTGCACCGACTCCACCAGATGGACAAGGCTGCTCGAGACCGACACAAGGAAGTCATGGCTCTTCAGCGATCTCGGCAGCGGACGATGGCCTTCGGTCGACAGACCCGTCCCGCACCTCAGGTCGACGCTCACTCGGTAACCACGAGACGTGATACTGATGATCTACCACGAACCGGCCGGGAAGGCCGAGCTCGCATGGTTTACAAGGGAGGAGATCTCCATGGCGACAGTGATGACAGTGGACTTTCGGTCAGTTCCCGAACATCGGCAGCACAAGTCGGGGAAGCTACAGGACCGGATTCCGACCAACGCTCGACCCCGCTCGGCGGATGGGAAGCTCCTGACACCGAAGCAGATCCGAGCACGAGCCCGCCGTCGAGCTAACCGCGCTACCCTCCTGACCGAGCAGGAGATGGAGATCATGTTCCCCAAGCCCATCGATGAGTGGGATATGGAGGAACTAGCCCGAGGCCGACCCCGAGACTCTCGCGGAGGCTTCCGGGGCCCCAAGCCGAAGTGGATCACCCGGGTGGTTCACGAACAGTCGATGGAGCGCTTCAAGGCAGCGATTAAGAGCGACATGAATGCGACTACGGTCACGGCCATGGATGCTCTTCGTGGAGTGATCAACAACGAGCAGGTTGACGATAAGGGTAAGCCCCTCGTCCCTGCCTCAGTCAAGGTGGACGCCGCCAAGTTCCTGATCGAACACGTCGTTGGCAAGCCCAAGCAGCAGCTCGAGGCCGATGTCTCGGTGCAGCTCCAGGGCATTCTTGCCGTGGTCATGGCGAACCCGACCGAGACACTGATGGCTCAGGCCTCAGGCGGTCAGGGATATACCGTTGGCCACTTCCCTGGAGTCACCATTCCTCTAGGGATCGACGACACCATCGATGCCGAGATCGTGGATGACGACTACGACGACTTCGAGGCTGCCGAGGAGGCGCTCAGTGGATAGCTGCCAGATATGCGAACAGTCGAGGGAAGCTCACAACTCCCCCGACATTCACCACGTCTTCTCGGTGGATGGTCGACTGCTTGCCAAGCCGCCCAAGAAGCGCCCGGGGGCTTCTAGCACAGAAGAGGGTCAGGTAGTCCTTCGGCTCATCAGCCTCCTCCGAGCCAAGGGCCTTCTCTCGACCGAGGACCTCGGGATTCTCTTTCCCGCTCCGGCGGTACCCAGTGATTCTCACCCTGAGTAACGCCACGCTGCTCAAGCTCAACAACATCGGAGAGCTTCGCCGGCCTTCAGAAGCCGTCGGGGTTATCGTCCACACCAACCGAGTGATCGAGCTTCCCAACAGGAGTGATCGACCGCACGACCGCTTCCTCTTCGGTGTGGAAGACCTCATGATGGAGCTAGACAACAACCGGGTGACCATGTCCGAGCAAGACTGGGAAGACATGGTCATCTGGCACACTCACCCTGGGGGCCTAGTTGGACCCAGCAGTCTTGACCTGGTAAACAGGGTGGCTCCAGTACAACACCTGGTGATCACCCTTACCCCAGAAGGCCCTATTCCGACGCTTTACTAAGGAGGAGTGATGGATCTCTCAGGTCACAGTGAGTACGAGGGTGGGGGCGTGATGCCCAACACCGTCTTTCCCAAGGGGTCCGACGCTCTGACTCCTTCGGACAAGCTTCGACTTCAGTCCATCACGGGGCAGGAGGACGATGCGACGGTTGCGCCGAACCCCTACCACTGGCACGGCAATGTTCGCCCCGACCCGATCACGCCTGGTCCGACCGAGGCTGAGATCTACCGGGACGAACGGGATCGGTATCGCGAGACACCCTACTGATCGATCGCGTGATGCGACGATCGGGGATGACTCAATGGCCGTCCCAAACGCTTCTCTGGGCGATCCAGAGGGGCTGAGCTGACTGATCGGGTCATCGAGCAGTCTAAGAACGCGAGGGATTCGCGAGGAGGCATGATGGCTCTCAGGATACCGGAAGGCAACGTCTTCCGCAAGGATGAATGGTTCACGCAGACCGGCTACTTCCCTCACGATGGCCAGAAGGTCATCCACTACGACCCGACTCGCCACCGAGTGCTCTGCAACGGACGACGGTGGGGCAAGACCATGCTGGGGGGTAAGGAGTGCGAGACTTTCGCATTCCTGAAGAACTTCCGTGGTGAGCCCATGCGCGGCTGGATCATCGGCCCCGAGTACACCGACTGCGAGAAGGAGTTTCGGGTCCTTCACGACACCTTCAAGAAGCTTGGTATTGACAAGATCTCCAACAAGTTCCTCAACAACACCGAGAACGGCAACATGCGGATTGCCACCCGGTGGGGGTTCGATGTTGAGTGCAGGTCCGCCCGTCACCCGGAAAGCCTCGTTGGTGAAGGCCTGGACTTTGTGCTACTGGTTGAAGCTGGACGTCACCGACGCCGCATGTTCGGTGACTACGTTCGACCTGCGCTCTCTGACAAGCGCGGCATCAGCATCATGTCGGGGGTTCCTGAGGAGGCAAGCGAACAGTCGCTCCTCTACTGGGCCTATAACCGCGGTCAGGACATCACGAAGACGCAGTGGAAGTCATGGCGCATGCCCAGCTGGACCAACCCGATCGTCTTTCCCGGGGGTCGGCTCGACCCAGAGATCCTCGAGGCTGAGGACGACCTGACCGAGGATGAGTTCCGCCGGCAGTACGGCGGGGAGTTTGTCCAGCGCCATGGTCGAGTCATGACCGAGTGGGACGACGAGGTGCATGTCAAGAGCCTCGAGTACCGACCCGACTGGCCCCTCTTCGCTGCCGTCGACTTCGGCTTTACCAACGACTGGGTGTGGCTCTGGATTCAGATCGACCCGATGTACCACACCGTTTACGTGATCGGCGAACACCGATTCCGTCTACGGGACAGTGAGGACATCGCGAGGACTGAGTTCAAGGATCACCCGCTCACGCAGAAGCTGGTTGCAATCTACGTCGACCCTGCTTCACCCGATGACGCCAGCATTCTTCGCCGTCACCTGGGAGTTCCGACTCGGGCAAACACCGGCGGTGAGCTGAAGACTCGGCTCTCGCTGATCCGGGCTTCGCTCAAGACTCGCCCGGAGCACCTGCCGATCGACCACCCCGAGCGACGTGCTGGTCTCTACGTCGACAAGTCATGCCACCAGTTGATCTGGGAGATGCGAGAGGGCTATCGCTGGCCCGAGCGCAACCAGGGGGCTGACAACCGCAACTCCAGTGAGATGCCGCTTGACAAGGACAACCACGGCCCCGAGGCTCTCGGGCGCTTCTACAAGGGTCACATGGAACGATTCGAGACAGCCCGGAAGTCGCGGATGGGCTCGGTAAAGAAGAGGAGGGTTGCATAGCATGGGTAACTTCACGCAGTGGTCCACTCTTGCCGGGCTTCTGAGCAAGAAGCAGACTTGGGTACCCACTGAGGATCAGGACCGGCTTGCGGCCTACAACAAGTACGACGAGATGTACTGGAATGACCCTACCCAGTTCGCTCTTCGTGTACTCGAGGATGAGCAGCCCCTGTACATCCCCAACGCTCGCACCGTGGTTGACACCACGGCTCACTACGTGCTGAAGGGGCTGAACCTTAAGGTCCCCAACGCCGAGGGTGGGAGCAAGTCGCTGCGGGTTGCTCTGGATGCCTTCCTGGATCGGGAGCTCTTCTACTCGCGGTTTCACATCGCGAAGCACGCGGGAGTCGCTCGAGGTGACTTCGTCTTCCACCTCACCGCTGACCCTCGGAAGCCCGCAGGTCGACGGATCTCACTCAACGCGGTTGACCCGGCTTCGGTCTTCCCGATCTACGACGATGACCTTCCAGACAAGATGGTTGGGTGCCACCTGGCTGAGGAGTACTACCTGCCGGATGAGCCCGACCGAACTCGGGTGCGTCGACTCACCTACCGGCTGGAGGAGCAGAGCGACGGTACTCGCCGAGTCTCTCGCGAGGAAGCCATCTTTGCTCTCGAGCCGAAGTGGTATGGCCCCAAGGCGGAGAGGATCAAGACAACCATCCCCTTCGGGTACCTTGACTCTGCCATCCAGGCCCTGCCCATCTACTGGTTCAAGAACCTGGACTGGGACGGTCAGCTCTTCGGGTCCTCGGAACTTCGCGGCTTCGAGTCGATCCTCCAGAGCGTAAGCCAGGGGTCAACCGACGTTTCAACCTCTCTGGCTCTCGAGGGCCTGGGGGTTTACGCCACTGATGGCGGTCGACCGGTCAACAATGACGGCACTGAGTCGGACTGGGAGGTTTCTCCCGGTAAGGTGATGGAGGTTCCCTCTGGCTCCTACTTCCGTCGAGTGGAGGGTGTGGGAAGTATTACTCCCGCCACTGATCAGCTGAACTACCTCGAGACCAAGCTACGCGAGGGAACCGCCCTGAGTGATGTAGCTCTGGGTAGGGTTGATGTCCAGACGGCGTCTTCGGGTATCGCGCTGGCGATCAAGTTCATGCCGACCCTCGCTAAGGTCGAGGAACGAGACACCGCCGGCTTGGGTCGCCTCAAGCAGATGTTCTACGACTGGAAGATTTGGCACCAGGTCTTCGAGCACGAGACTCTCGAGGGTGAGATCGTCCCCGAGATCGGCGACAAGCTTCCGAGCAACCGTACTGAGCGGGTCAATGAGCTGAACAACATGCTCGACCGCAAGGTCATCTCCAAGAAGTACTACCGCGAGGAGATGGGTAAGCTCGGTTACGTCTTCCCCCCCGACATCGAGGGGGAGATCGAGAAGGAGCTCCAGAAGGATGCAGAGCGAGCGGCAGCGACCGCCCCTGCGGGGCTCCAGGACAACGCGGCGGCGGCTGCTACAGGCGCTCTTCCCCCTCCCGCCGGTGGTGGCATGGCCGAGAAGGCCGCTGCCAACCGCAGCAACAACAAAGATCGTCCGAACGAGAGTTCCGGCACCGAGTCCGGTCAGCCTCTCGAGCGGCAAGCACGGGGCGGGACGTCCCGATGACACAGCAGCGCGAGATGCGCGGAAAGGTTCTCACCATGTTCCACACCAACAGGCTTCCCAAGTGGCTCCAGGCCATCGACTCCTTCACGGGGGCTGAGGGCGAGGACGACGCTGCTGCTCAGGCCGCGGCTGCAGAAGCTGCCGCTGCGGAGGCGGCGGCCAAGGCGGCCGAGGACGATGACGATGGTGATCTTCCCGAGGAGTTCGAAGACCTCGCGGCTGACCACCCGGTTCGCAAGGCTCTCATCGCGGAGCGGGCTCTTCGCAAGACCGAGTCCAAGGCTCGCAAGGCTGCTGAGCGAGAGGCTCGGGAGCGCAAGGAGGCCGACGACGCACGAGAGCTCGAGAAGCAGGACACCGTCACCAGGGAGAAGACTCTGAGGGAGCGTGCTGAGGCCAAGGCTGAGAAGCTCGCCGCGGGCTTCCTCAAGACGGCTCTCACTGCGGCGATCACCAAGGCTGCGGACCAGCTGAAGTTCATCGACCCCGACGACGCCCTCCAGGGTGTGGATCGCAGCAAGATCATTGTCACTCAGGACAAGGACGACCCCGCCGAGGTGACCATCGACTCCAAGTCGGTGGAGGCCGCGGTCAAGGTCCTGGCTGACAAGAAGAAGCACCTCATCAAGTCGGGCACCGACGACGACCAGCCTTCTGGCTCTCCCTTCGGGGGCGGTAAGGGCGGGAAGGGCAAGATCGACGACGACCGGATGAAGGAGCTGTACCCCTCGCTGAGGTAAGAACCAAACTCACCACTCACCACACTCTCTTAGGGAGAACCAATCATGGCACGGTACGACAAGTACGACGGGATCGTCGGTGGTTTCCGAGCGGCGCTCGAAGCCGACATCACGGGGAACGCGGCGGGCGAGTTCGGCCCGGTGGGTGTCTCCATCAACACCGCGGGTCGAGCGATCGTGGGTTCGGCCGGGGCCTCGGGCCTCGTCGGCATCCTGGTCAAGAACGCGCCCAAGCAGCCGGTGCAGCGCTTCAGCACCGACCTCAACGGCACGCCGGCGCCCCGGGCCTGGCTCGGTCAGAAGGCGGGCGATGTCGTCGACATCATGACCGCTGGCGAGATCGTCGGGGTCACCGGCTGGAACCCGGGCGACATCGTCTACGCGGCGACGACCGGGGTGCTCAGCACCACGAACACCGGGGTCAAGGTCGGCTGGATCGTCGGCTCCGGTACCAAGCTCCGCATGGTCATCCGCTTCGCGGCCTGATCCCAACCCATCTCACAAGCACAAAAGAAAGGACTACCCCTCATGGGTAAGACGGATCAGTTCGTGATGCCGCACTGGCTCACGCTCGGCGCCTCGCAGTACATGGGTGCTGAGGAGCTGGGTGGCTTCAACGAGCGCGCCGATGCAGTCGCCGCCGCCGACGGGACCGACCTCAACGAGTTCTGGCAGGAGATCCAGGCTGCCATCCGGCTGCGGAACGTCGCCAAGGACCGCCTGATCGACATGCTCTCGGTTCGGGTCACCGACCGTACGAGCGAGGTCAGCATGCCTTCCGAGGCGACCTTCGAGAAGGCTTCGGAGTTCGGCCAGCCGGTCGGTATCCGTGCCGGGGGCGTTCGGCTCTGGCGCGGCTACGACTTCGACTTCTACGACCTGGCCATCCGGTACACCTGGATGTTCATCGCCCAGGCTGACATCGCCCAGCTTCGGAACCTCAACAACATGGCTCTGGAGGCGGACACCACCCTGGTGTTCCGCAAGGTCATGACCACCCTCTTCAACCCGCTCAACGCGGAGGGTGTGACCGACCATGACGAGCCGGTCACGGTCTACAAGTTCTACAACGCCGATGGTGAGACGCCCCCCGCGTACAAGGGGACGACCTTCTCCAGCTCGCACAACCACTACCTCGTCTCGGGCAACACGGCGATCACGCCGGCGAACCTCAAGACGCTGGCGGACTCGGTCGGCGAGCACGGCTACACCCTGCAGGCCGGCTACAAGCTGGTGCTCTGGATCAACAAGCAGGAAGCCGCGATCATCAAGACGTTCCGCGTCGCCACAGGGGCGGAGTTCGACTTCGTGCCGAACCCCAACTACTACGGCGGCGCCGTCTTCGTGCCCAACAACGGCTCCTACGTCGGGGGCCCCACGGGTACGGTGCCCGGCGAGATCGGGACCTACGGGCCCTTCCATGTCGTCGAGGAGGAGTACATCCCCGCCGGCTACGTCGCCGCGATCGTCACGGGCGGCCCGAACAACCTCCAGAACCCCATCGGTATCCGGGAGCACGCCAACCCGGCCTACCGCGGGCTCAAGGTCATCCCGGGTCAGCGGTCGCAGTACCCGCTGCTCGACTCGTTCTACCGCCGCGGCGTTGGCGCGGGCATCCGGCAGCGCGGCGGTGGCGCGCTCATGCAGGTCAAGGCATCCGGCAGCTTCGTCGTCCCGGCGGCCTACACCACCGTCTGACCCAACCCCGACTCACTCGGTGTGGAGCTTCAGTAATCGGGGAGCTCCACACCGGGTGGGTACTGAGAGGAGTACAGCATGAGTCTCACAACTGAGTCCGACGCGCCGGTGGTCTTCGAGATCGACGGTGTCGAGGTCAGCAACGATCCCCGCTGGCACGAGCAGCAGGAGCTCACCCGGCTCCAGGCGATCCTCACCGAGAACGCCAACCGCACGGTCACCGAGCTCAAGGCCGCTGCCACTGCCGTCACGGATGCCGTCAAGGCGTCCAAGGATGGCCAGCACAAGGTGGTCGAGGACCTCACCCTCCTCACCGTTCCCGAGCTGAAGCAGATGGCCGAGGACCGCAAGCTCTCGCTCGAGGGCATCAAGAAGAAGAGCCAGCTCGTGGCGCTGCTCGAGGAGGACAACGCGCTTCGCGCCGGCTCTCTCCTGACGGGGCAGACCGCGGGTCGCATCCTCCCCGTGACCGACGCCCCGGTGACCGACGCCCCCGAGGGAGAGGCTCCTCAGGAGACCACCCCCGAGGAGACCACGCCGGTCACTCCCGACTCGACGCTCGAGGACGATGAGGAGGAGGACTCCGACAACGAGGACTCTGACGAAGAGGACTCCGACGAGGAGAACTGATGGCTCTCGAGACTGACATCACAAGCCTCCGGGCCATGGTGGGGGAACCCCTCGCCACGGACGTACTCGAAGAGGACACCCTGTTCACTGACCTCCGGTTGGGTCAGATGATCGATGGAGCAGGTGGGAGTCTCGAGCGGGCGGCTTACGAAGCCTGGCGCGAGAAGGCAGGCTTGCTTGCCAGTCTCGTGAACGTGACCGAGGGTGCAGCATCCCGTGAGATGAGCGAGCTTCACAGCAAGGCTCTCGAGATGATCAAGCTCTACGCTCGGTCTTCCACCGGCCCTACCGAGGGTCGAACCCGGATCGGGAGGATCGTACGACGATGATCAACAAGGTGGAGCTTATCGTTCGACGACGGTTGGTACGCGAGTTCATCAAGGCGGACTTCGTGGACGTTGAGCTCACCCGTCGTACCGGTCGTACGAAGACTGCGGGGGGAGGATGGACTACAGTTCCGGCTGTACCCCTCCCCCCGCAGATCGCCCGCATCATCCCGAGTAAGCGGCGGTTTGATAACGGCTTGGTTAACGCCGAGGCCGGGGCCCTCCCCAAATCCGAGTACCTCCTGCTTGGTTCTCATCGGATGGACGTCGAGGTTGACGACTCCTTCTTCTGGCAGGGGAACTACTACAAGATCACGGGCATCCTCCCGCACCGCGAGGAGAGGACGCTCTGCTCGATGTACTACCTCGGGCCTGAAAATGGCTGACGAGAGTGACTTCATAGTAGAGGATGGCTTCGGAGCCCTGATCATGGGCACGATTGACCCGAGCCAGCAAGCTGAAGATGTCTTCCTTCAGTACGCCATCATCATCCTCCAGTACGCCAAGGATAACGCCCCCTGGGCTGACCGAACGGGCGACGCTCGTAACGGGTTGGATGTCGATGTCTACCAAGAGGGAGATCAAGTAGTTCTTGAGCTTTACCACACCGTCTCATATGGTGAGTGGCTTGAGACTATCCAGGATGGGGCCTTCGCCACCATCATGCCAACGCTTGAGCGCTTTGCCGCCGAGGTCTTCGAGGCTGCCGGCGGTACCGTAACCGACGTTGAGGAAGGGGGCTGAGGGTGACTCTTCGTACTTACCTCTACAACCAGCTCACCGCGCCGGCGGAGGTTGAGCTTCGCGCGATCTTCGGTGATCGCATCTTCCCCAAGCGATCGATGACCTCAACAGTGGAGGAAACTCCCTACCTGACCTTCAAGCTGGGGAATGATTCTTCAGTCGACCTCTCCGAGGAATCGACTGCCAACCAGCAGTACTTCCAGATCTGGGTACATGACTTCACCGACACCAAGACTGCCGACTACACCCTGGTGGACGAGGGTCTCGCGGCAGTGAAAGCTCTTCTCCACGGCGCCTACTCGGGCCCGGACAACATCCTCAACATCAAGTTCCTGGAGACTAGCCAGGACCTCAACGACGATACCCTCGGGACCGTCTTCCGCTATTCGCGCTACATCGCCACGCTAGGGAGCTGAACCATGTTCGTCACTTTCACCGGGTTTGCTGACCACCGAACCCTCACCCCTCAGGACTTCCAGGCCCTGGGCACTTCCAACCCCTCGCAGATCGTCTTCCTCCGCAACGAGCCGGTCGAGGTGCCCGACGAGCTCGGTCAGCTGCTGGTCTCCGACCCCCGACTCGGTGGGTCCTTCGTGGCCTTCACCGCGCCTGCCTCGATCCCCGAGGGAGTGCAGCTGCCCGAGGGCCTCCTGACACCCGAGGGTCTCCTGCCGGCCCCCGAGCCCATCCCCGGTGTGGAGGCCCCCAAGGTGCTCGAGTCCGACCCCGAGGTCGAGCAGGTCAGGTCGAAGCGCAAGGCCTGATCGATCATCGATGCGTGCTGCCCCTCGCCGTCCTAACGGCTTCTCTAAGCGACCGGCATGGGGTCAGCCGCATCATCAAGCATCGGGCGTTCTAGGACGCTCGAGGAAGCGCAGGGCAATATGGCCATAGAACTCCGGTGCGCTGGGACGCTGCACGGCATCCTGATCGATAGCACGCACCTCGAAGTCAAGTGCAAGCGGCGTGCCTGCGGTGCTCGTCCGGGGGTCGTGGTCCTCCACACCATCTCGCTCGAGACGGGCAAGGTCACATCGACCGAGAAGTACTCAGACCCAGCAAGAAAGGTTCACTAATGGCTCTCTCGTCCAGTGCCCTGCCCTTCGGTCTTCGGCAGGTCAAGCTCACCCCCATCCTCGACGATGGTTCTCTTTCCGGTACGGGGTCCGTACTCCTGCCGGCCTCCCGCACGTTCTCCTTCTCCGAGACGGAGGACTTCGAGGAGCTCCAGGGCGACGACACGACGGTCGCCTCGCACGGTGCCGGCCCGGTGGTCGAGTGGGACATGGAGGGTGGCGGTATCTCCCTCGCTGTCTGGCGACTGCTCGCTGGCGGTACGGTCGCCGAGACCGGCATCTCGCCGGCTGGAGTCCGCACCTACTCGAAGCTGGCGACGGACGCCCGACCGTACTTCCAGGTCGAGGGCCGCGCGATCTCCGACTCCGGCGGCGACTTCCACGGCCTCGTCTACCGCTGCAAGGCGGACGGCGACCTCGAGGCGGAGCTCAGCAACGGGTCCTTCCTCCTCACCAAGGCCAGCGGCAAGGGGTACGGTCGCCTCGACAACGCCAAGCTCTACGACTTCATCCACAATGAGACGCCGGTCGCTCTGACCGCCGGCTCCTGACCTCATCCGGCTAGGTCCTCTCCTCACAAGGAATAACGAGGAAACGACCGGAGCAGCCAGATCACTCGTGCATGGTATCGCGGGCACGTTGCGTTTTGATTCGTTTGATAATACCCTTTACGGGTATATCAATCAGACGAACGAAACGAAACAAGCCCACGGTATCTTTGCACCAACGCAACAAACCAAACGAAAGACCCCGATCCCCAGGAGGACCACGATGGGTAAGTCCGGAAACCCCGCCATTGCCGCCGTTGCTCGTGCCAGCGCACCGCAGGACTTCAAGAAGAAGAGGGCGGGCACTTTCGAGCTGCCCTCGGGTCTCTTCATGAAGCTCCGCAATCCAGGCGGCCTCAAGATCTTCCTGAGCGAGGGCATCATCCCTAACTCGCTCATGAGCACTGTCCACAACGCTCTCGACGGCAAGAAGATGGACGCTGAAGAGATGCTGAACGAAGCCGGCGGAGTCGACGAGAGTCAGATCGCCGACATGATGGCTCTCATGGACGCCATGATGGTCCGGTGCGCTATCGAACCCAAGGTCCACCCCGTTCCCGAGAACGAGGACGACAGAGACGACGAGCTGCTCTACGCCGATGAGCTCGACGACAACGACAAGATGTTCGTCTTCCAGTGGGTCACCGGGGGTACCACCGACCTCGAGCGATTTCGTGAGCAGCACACGAAGAACATGGCTGCTCTGGACCGAAGCTAGTCGCTGGAACTGCAGGGCCTCGGAGCTCCTCGGCTTGAAGTCGGGGAGCTACGAAGCGTATTGCCTCGACCAAGCCGTCGGCTATGTTGGGGCGGTTATTCAGAACGCCTTGGAAGAGGCTGGGTCTAAGCCCTCCAAGAGCGAGCGCAATGCACAAGCCGCAAGGGAAAAGGTACTGAAGAAGTACCTAGGCGATGAGTCAGAAACGACTGCCTACGCCGACCCTTCGGCTTTCTTCGGGTAACACCACACAACCCCGCGAGGAGGTGGCTTAGTTGGCTGGCACTCTTGGAACCATTCGTGGTCAGATGGTTCTTGATGTGAAGCAGGCTATCGCCAGTTATACGTCAGCTCGTCTCGCTCACCTTCAGACGGTTACGGCGCTCAGGACTGGTGCCGGCGCCATGATTGCTTCTGGAGCAGGGATCGCGGCGGTAGGAGTCGCCATCCTCGCGGGGTTCAAGGTTGCGGCAGATGCTGCGGCGACCTTCGAGAGGAAGATGGACTATGTCGGGGCAGTCACTAATGCCACGGCATCTGAGATGGAGGCCCTTCGGACAAAGGCCATCCAGCTTGGTCAGGACACTATTTACTCGGCTGGCGAGATTGCCGACTCGTTCGTGGAGCTGGCTAAGTCCGGTGTTACGACTAAGGACATCATCGGTGGTATTGGCGAGGCTGTTACTAACCTCGGTGCAGCTGCAGATATCCCCCTAGATACTGCCTCCAACATCATCATGGCCGCGGTGCAGACGTTCCAGCTGGGTGCGGATCAGGCTGTTCACGTCGCTGACCTGCTGGCTGGTGCTGCCAATGCATCCATCGTTGATGTTGAGGACCTCGGAGTCTCTCTCAAGTATGTTGGTGGAGTTGCTTCAGCCCTCGGCATTCCCATCGAGAGTGTCACCGATGCCATTGCCCTGCTCGGTACTTACGGGATCAAGGGCTCTACTGCTGGTACTTCTCTTCGGCAGATGCTTGTTTCTCTGGGTGGTGCTACTGACCCGGCACGCAAGGCGCTTCGAGAGATGGGCATCATCACCGAGGATGGCGGCAACAAGTTCTTCACCGCCGAGGGTAAGGCCAAGTCCCTTGCAGAGATCTTCCAGGTTCTGCAGGATGCGACTGCTGGCTACACCGACAAGCAGAAGGTTGCGGCTTTCCGCACGATCTTCCAGAACCGAGCCCTGGCTGCTGCCCTTGACCTGACCAAGGCTGGCGCGGCAGGGTTCGATGAGATGAACGCGGCCATCAGCAAGACTACCGCCGCGGATGTCGCTAGTAAGCGACTTGACAACCTCTCTGGTGACATTGAGATCCTCCGGGGGAACCTCGAGACACTCGCCATTGAGAATGGGTCGCAGCTGCAGGAGTTCCTTCGCAGCCTGGTGCAGAACATCACCTCGGTAGTGGGCTGGTTCGCTAACCTGAGTGCTGGTACCCAGGAAACCATTCTTAAGGTCCTCGGCGTGATCGCGGTTATCGCGCTGATCGTGGGCACCTTCGGCATCTTCGCCGGCATGATCATGAACATCATTGCCCTAGGACTCCAGCTGGCACCAGTCTTCAAGCTCATTGGTGCCGGGATCAAGGCAGTCACAGTCAGTACTTGGGCTTTCAACAGTGCCCTGCTGGCTAACCCCATCGCCTGGATCATCATCGCAATCGTGGCTCTTATCGCCATCTTCGTGCTGCTCTGGAAGAACAATGAGGGCTTCCGGAACTTCATGATCGGCATGTGGGATGCCATCGTAGCGGCTTTCCGTGCCGCGGTTGACTGGTTCCAGAGTCTCCCCGCCTGGTTCAGCTCGGTGTGGAACAGCATCACATCTGGGGTAAGTACGGCTTGGAACGGCATCATCGAGTTCTTCAAGTCGATCCCTGGTATGATCCTGAGCTTCTTCTTGAACTGGACACTGCCAGGGCTCCTCATCAGTCACTGGTCAGAGATTCAGGCGATGGCGGTAACGGCCTGGAACAACATCTTGACCTTCTTCCAGGAGCTGCCCGGGCGGATGGCGTCCTTCTTCGCCGAGCTGCCGGGGAGGATCGGGTACTGGATCGGGTTCATGATCGGTACTGTGATCGGTCTGCTGATCGACTTCGGTACTGCGGCGATCGATCGTACTACCACCGCATGGAACAACATCGTCGACTTCTTCCAGGCGCTTCCTGAGCGTATCCTGACCTTCGTGCGCTTCCTGGTTGACCAGGCTATTACGCTCATCGTCAACTTCGTGACGTCCGCGGTGGCTAAGTGGATTGAGTTCCGCGACAACATGGTGGAGACGATCCGGGAGCTTCCTGGGAAGATCCTTAACTTCTTCATCGAGCTCTTCGTCAACGTGGTTAATAAGCTCTTGGAGCTTCGGGAAGCAGCTCGTACGAAGGCTCTTGAGATTGCCCAGGCCATCGTTCGAGAGATCGAGGCTCTACCTGGTAAGGTGCTCGGCTTCTTCAGTGACGTCTACACCTTCGTTACCGACAAGCTGGGGCAGGCTCGAGACCAGGCGAAGAGCCTGGGCACTGGCATCTACAACGGAGTTCGAGACGCTATCTTGGGTTTGCCTGACCTGGCTAAGGACATCTTCGACAAGGTGGTCAAGGCTATCAAGGGCCAGGTTACTAAGGCCTTCGACGCGGTTAAGGACTTCGCTAGTGGCCTCTGGGAGGGCTTCAAGGATGGGCTGGGTATTCACTCGCCCTCCTACATCGAGCGCGCCATGTGGCAGATCACCGATGTCGTGGGTACTGAGACCCAGAACATGAAGTCTCAGGTCCGTACCCTTCAGAACCTGGGGAATGGGATCGCTGACCTTGGCACGAACGTTGGTAGTGGGTTCGGCGATAACTTCGCCAAGGAGATCAACACCGTTACCAGCGAACTTGCGCGGGTCAAGGCCTACCAGGCTGAGCTGGCTAACCTCGGGGTGTCCTCGACTCTCGGGCTGAATGCCGCCAAGGCCACTGGGGTTACTTCCACACCGACCGTGCAGGTACAGGCTGGCGACACCATCACCCTCGACGTTGACTGGCACGCAGCGCCCAACGACACTATCTCTACGCAACAGCAGGCGCTCAGTTTGCTGGGGAAGGCTATAACCGTCGTGACCGATGAGGTGGTTACACCATGAGCGCCGATCAGATCCTGACTTTGTCTAACCAGTTCGACACCATCGACCTCTACACCTGGCTCAACCAGGGTGAGGGGGGCGAAGGTCTTGAAGCCTTGGGAGGAATCCTGGGGTTTGGGATGACGGGTCAGAAGAATCACTGGAGTGAGGGAGCGGGACATGGGGCTCTCTACCGAGGGTCTCGTATCCTCCCCCGAGAGATGAGCATCCCCCTTCGTGCTCAGGCGCGAGACAGGGGGAAGCTCAACGAGGTTCTCTCTCGGATGTCCTCCATGTTCCTGCCTGACAACGGCCTGGTTCGACTTACTTATGGCCTTCCCGGCGGTGAGACCTGGTACTGCGATGTTATCCGAGAGGGTGGTGGAGACTTCGCTCGTCGTAGTAAGGACTCCAATAACCGCACCTGGTACAAGGCCACCGTCCTACTGAAGGCCGGCGACCCCTTCTGGTCGAGGAACACTCCCGGAGTTCTGGTAGTGACTCAGGACACCTCGGGCCGTGGTCTGCTGCCGATGCTCGCTGAGCTTCAGCTCTCGTTTACTCGGGCCTTCGGTAGTATCACCATCACGAACCCCGGCAACGTGGTCTCGCCGCTCGAGTGGGAAGCCAACGGCCCCTTCACCGAGCTCATTCTCACCGGCTCGAATGGCGAGGTCTTGCACTGGATTGGGGAGATCGATGCTGGAGAGGGTCTCAGGATTCGTCGAGGGCGAGTCTTGGACTTCACTGGGGCGAACCGATACGACGGCCTCCAGCCCTCTCCCAAGTTCTGGGGCATTGCTCCTGGAGTCTCGCAGATCACAGTGCAGGCCGAGGGTACTTCACTTGGTGCCCTTACTCCCATCGGCCCTACTCTCAGGACAAACCTGGCAGAGAACCCCTCTTCGGACACGGCTACTAACTCGTTCAACGACCCGGCGTTCGGAACTGAGTCGACTACTCGAGAAGCTACCCTGGGTTACTCGGGTATCGGGTTTACTCGCATGCTCTGGAGTGCCCCCAGTACTACAACGGCCAGTGGAGTTCAGCTCTCCGGTGGTGCTCGTAGTATTGGGAATGCCTCGCTTACGGTGCTTGCCGGAGATCACTACTCGTTCTCTGCCTACGTCCGCTGCAACCGGGCTCGCACGCTTCGGCCCGTCATCATGCACTCAAGCAGCCCGACGGTCTATGGGCCGGTAGTCAACATCCCAGCTAATACCTGGGTTCGTATGGCCATCGAAGAGACCATGACCGCCAATGACACCGCAGTGGGGCTGGCGATCTATGCAGCCGCGGGCAGCCCTTCGCCCACCTGGTCTGCCGGAGACACTCTCGACATCGACGCAGTTCTTATCGAACAGGGTCCTCTGGGGTCGTTCTTCGATGGAAACTCCCTGCGATCTGAGGCCGGCTGGTACGATTGGGTGGGAACTGCGGGCAACAGCCAGTCGTTCTCACGAGCTGCTGAGTTCCAGGGGGTCTCTTCAGTCATTGGTCGCTGGCGGCCGCAACGATGGGCGGTGGTCTGATGCTACTCGGTGACATCAATGTTGAGGTTCGCGACAAGTCGCTGAAGATCCTGGGCCAGATCGAGCCCAAGTACTTGGACATCCAGGCGGTTCGTCGGCACCTCAAGGTTGGTAGCTGGAAGCTGAAGCTGCCCCAGGAACATGAGCTGGCCGGCGAGCTCTGGAAGCCCGGATCGGGCATCATCATCCGCCTCCGCGATCAGCCCTGGATGTCTGGCCCTACGGATCGCCCCAAGGAGGAAGCCTCCAAGGACGACCCCACGGGCACCCTCACCTTCTCTGGTGTGGACGATAACATCCTGCTCGACGACGCTCGGGCTTGGCCATCTCCTGCCCAAGGGAACATCGCGCTTCAGACGGCCTCGAATGACACTCGGTCGGGGCTTTCCGAGACGCTGATGAAGCAGTATGTCAGTGCCAACATCGGGCCTGCTGCACCTACCTCCCGACGCGGGCTGTTCGCTCAGAAGCTCATCATCCAGGCTGACAGCCACCGCGGACCCACCATCACGAAGAGCCCCCGGTTCCAGAAGCTCATCGAGCTCTTGGCTGAGATCGGGGTGTACTCTAGCCTTGGGTTTCGGGTCATTCAGGTGGGCGAGCTTCTTGAGTTCCAGGTGTACGACGTTACAGACCGTCGACCTTTTGTTCGCTTCGACATCGAGAACGGCTCTCTTGAGAGTGAGTCGATCGAGGTTAGCCCCCCCTCCCTTACTCGAGCCCTTGTTGCGGGTCAGGAGAAGGGGGTAGATCGACAGCTCCTTCAGCGAACGACTACCGTCTCACTTGCGGCCGAGCTGGCTTGGGGACGACAGATCGAGATGTTCATCGATCAGCGGCAGACGGCGGATGTTCCCGAGCTTGAGCAGGCGGGTGATGGGAAGCTGGCCGAGGGCGGCTTTACTGCTACTGCGGTGAAGGCTATCCCCTCCGACGATGAGTCTCGAGAGTACCTCCTGGACTGGTTCGAGGGCGACCAGGTTATGGTGGTAGTCAACGGCCAGGAGGCGGCAAGTACCATCACAGAGGCCTCATTCGTCGCATCGAGTGAGGGCATCGCGATCGCTGCTGCTCTGGGAGACGTCACGGGCTTCAAGGCCGATTCCGCACTCGGTGCACGGGTCGATGATACGCAACGTCGAGTGGAAGCCCTGGAGCGCAATACAGGTACCGACCTCTCGATGTCCTACGACCAGATGAGGGGGGCATCTTCAGTTAACTCAGGGGCTCTTGGGCCTGGGGTTAGCATCTGGTCTCATGCCTTCCCCAGCCTCCCTATGAAGACTAAGGTCTTCGTAAAGGCCCTGGGTCATGCGGGGTACCCGGCTACTGCTCTTCAGCTAATGATGTCGGGAACTGCTCCGGGGGGCACCATCACCGAAAACTCATCTCCCCAGTTCATGGGGTGCGCAGCTGCCAGTTGGATCTCTGCAGCGGAGGGGTTTGCTTTTACCATCCCCGAAGATACTGCGGTAACAGGCTCATTCATCTCAGACCATACCGGAGGAACTACTTATCCGGTCTACTGGCGGCTCTTTGTTGAGTGGGAGCGAGTCTCCTGGCCGTCCTAGTTCAACAACCCCTTCCAGTCACCGCTTAAGTCAGGAGTCCACACCATGACGACAAACAGCTGGCCTTTCGTTAGTCAGCCCACGACCGACCTGCAGTACTCCAAGCTCTTCCGTGCGCTCCAGCGAACCGGCGTGGTCGGGGTAGTGAACGACACCCAGCTGAAGGGAAGCGCTAGCTCTGCGGGCATGACCACTTCTGTCGCGCTGGGGGCAGCATTCATCCGGGGCTTCTGGTTCGAAGTGGTTGAGACCCCTGAGACCATGGTTCACGCCAACTCCACATCACTGCCTCGGATCGACCGGACAGTCCTGCGGCTGGACTTCAACCAGACCCTGGTGGATCGGGTACAGCTAGCGATCGTGCAGGGCGCCCATGCTTCCAACCCCTCCTTGCCCTCGCTCACTCAGGACGTCGATGGAATCTGGGAGATGCCGCTGTACCGTACGACCATCGGCTCGGGCATCAGCTCGATTGCATCTTCTGCCGTCCTCGACGAGCGACCGTTCATCGGTCACCAAGTCGATCAGTGGACGACTGACACTCGCCCGAACCCTCCGACCAAGTACGATGTGGGGTTCAATGAGACTCTTGCTCGATGGGAGTTCTGGAACGGGACGACCTGGGCCAAGCTCTGGCAGGGCATCTCCTGGGCAGACATCTCTGACCGTCCGGTTAGCAGCACACTGGATGGTCGTGACATCTTCGTTCAAGCGACCGCCCCGGTCGGGAAGAACGGCGACATCTGGTTTGAGGCGTAACCATGGCCATCGAGTACGGCGGAGTCTCGGGGAAGCTGCGGGTAGGTATCGATGTCCGAGTCGATGCCTATGACACCAACACGCCCTCCATCAATGTCTACTACGACTTCTACGTTCGGAGTGAGGCCTGGGGGTTCAACGACGACCAGGTCCTCAACGTGGGTGGTAGTCGCGGCGGTAGCTTCGGTTACCACATGTCTTCGGGCAGTGGCCAGACGGTTGAGCTATACGTAGGAACCCTGGTCATCGAAGGCCAGGGCCAGAACTACGGCGGTGGCCCCGTCTACAGCATGTCTGCGACGGTGTCGGGGAACTCCCAGGGTGGGGCGGCCTCACACAGTCGAGACTTCTCCCTGCCGGCACGACCGCCGAATGTTCCTGGCCTGCCAGGGATCGCGGGGATCGACAACATCACGCCGACCTCAGCCCGCATTGTGGTTACTGCCGCTGATCCTCGAGGCGCGGGCATCGATGCTTACACCGTCCGAGTACACCGGGTTAGCGACGGTGCTCACATGGGGGACCAGGGTGGGGGAACTACAACCTTCACCAACCTGAGTCGAGCTACGGCCTATCACGCCTACGCCAATGCCCACAATGGGGTTGGCTGGAGTGGTTGGGCTGGACCAGCGCCATTCACCACTGCCGCCACAGTCCCTGACCCCTGCGGAACACCCACAGCATCCAGCATTGGGGCAACGTCCGCTTACATCAGCTGGGGTATCCCCTCCGATGGTGGCTCTGGCTTCACGGGCTGGCAGCTTCAGGTCGCTCGAGATGCTGGCTTCACCCAGCTGGTGTATGACGGCAACATCGGCTATGCCACAGTCTCGGGGCTGCTTCGAAACACTCGGTACTACATCCGAGCTCGGGCATTCAACGCCGTCGGAGCGGGTGGCTGGTCAGGGACAGGGTTCTTCGACACGGTGGCTGCAGTCCCCGCGGCACCTACGGGCCTGACTGCCACGGCCGTCTTCCCCGATGGCGTCAACCTCTCCTGGGTGGCTCCCGACAACGGCGGTACACCCATCACGAACTACCTCATTCAAGCCGCTACCAATGCCTCCTTCACCACCGGGCTGACATCTCAGAACTCGGGGACGTCACTCATCACCGGCGTTGGTAGCCTGCTGCCCGCTACTACCTACTACTTCCGAGTCTTCGCGCAGTCGCTGGCGGGAACTGGCCCCGCATCAGCAGTCTACTCCACGGTGACCACTTCCAGCGCCAGAGTCAAGAAGAACAACCTCTGGACCAACGTCCGAGTCTGGGTCAAGGTCGCGGGGGTGTGGAAGGTACCCCGCACTCACAAGAAGAAGGACGGTTCCTGGGTCATCTGACCTATCCAACCAAGGAGGACGAATGAGCGAGATCCCCGTTGCTGACGCAACGAACTCGAACGACGGCGAGCTTCTCGAGCAGACCGAGTTCCCGCCTGACGAGTACCCTGAGCTTCCTCAGGTGACCGTCGACCTCGGCAGGGAGGCCTGATGTCTCTCGCAGGAGTTCTTGCCGCTGCGGCAAGTCAGATCGGCTACTACGTCAAGCCGGGAGGTCGTACCAAGTTCGGCGAGTGGTACGGCCTGCCCACCGGCCAGTGGTGCGCCATGTTCGTCTCCTGGTGCGCCGAGCAAGGTGGCGCACAGGCGGCCATCCCGAAGCACGCCTACACCCCCTCCGGCGTGGCCTGGTTCAAGAAGCAGGGTCGCTGGCACGATGGCACATCGGGTATCGCCCGAGGTGACGTCGTCTACTTCGACTTCCCCGGGGCTCCCGACCGCGTCTCTCACGTGGCGCTCGTGGAGTCGGTGAACGGCGATGGTTCAATCAACACGATCGAGGGTAACACCTCAGGCCCGAGTGGCGACCAGCGCAACGGCGGGCTCTGTGCTCGCAAGCAGCGCAAGTCGTACATCGTCGGCTACGGCCGGCCCAACTACGACGCCATCGACGATGACGCCGCGAAGGGCTACCTCGAGCTCGGGGATGAGGGTGAGGCTGTCCGCGTCATGCAGCTCGCCCTGATCGCAGCGGGCTTCCCGGTCGGCGACGCAGGAGCCGATTCGGACTTCGGCAGTGACACCGAGGCGGCGCTGATCGCCTACCAGGCTGCCAAGGGTCTCGAGCCCGACGGCATCTTCGGCGCCCAGAGTCAGACCTCGCTGTATGGAGCCCCGAGTACTCCGACCCCGGCTCCCGCACCTGCTCCCGCGCCGGCTCCGGTCGACACCACTCCCCGAAACGCCGATGGGTCCATCACCATCGATCAGGACGGGGACGAAGGTGACCAGACCATCTCTCGGTGGCAGGAGGTCATGGGTACACCCATCGACGGGGTGATCGACAAGGTGAGTACGCTCATCGAAGCCGACCAGCGGTTCCTCAACTCGGTGGTTGCCGCCTCCCAGATCAAGGACCTCACCGGGAAGTCCCAGCTCAAGACCGATGGCATCCGGGGCCCGAAGACCGACATCGTTCGGCAGTTCTGGCTTCGGAACGCGGTCAACCCGATCCACCAGCAGAACCTCATCGGACACCCGCTCGACTTCGATGGCATCTGGGGTCGGGAGTCGACTCTCGTCATGCAGTTCGCGCTCAACCACGCAACAACTCGATCCGGCCAGTACGGTCGAGTCTGACGCAGGACGGGGGCCTCAGCGATGGGGCCCCCACACCTGCTGGGCGAGAGGGGAGGCAAAGTAATGGAGGAGTTCTTCACGAATAGCTACGTGGGGACCGCGGGCCCTTGGGTCCTCGTTACTCTGTTCGTGATCGCGCTGCTAAGGGGGTTCGTTGTCCCCCGATCTGTCCTCCTCGATGTTAGAAGTGACCGAGACGCTCGCCTGGCAGAACTCACTCGTGAGAAGGAGCTTCGGGAAGCCAACCTCATCCAAGAACGCGAGGATTGGAAGGAAGCATTCTTCAACTCTGAGCAATCTCGTCGTATCGGCCTAGAACAAATCGCCGAGCTGACTGAGTTGGCTCGGACTGGTACGGCAGTCATGAGAAACCTACCCATGATCCCCTCACCGGGAATGGAGGAGCCCCATGGATCGCCCCCCTCGTAGCCACCCAGGAGGTCAGCCCATCACAGCAGCAGAGGCTAAGCAGTCCTCCCAGGATCATCTCGAGCAGGACACTCAAAGGTGGCGAGAGATTCGACCTCTCACCAGCTTCCTACGGCGTAGCCGCATCGACAATCACTTGAGCCAGCGCATGGAAATAGGATGGAAGGAGTTCCGATGACCGGGGCCGAATGGTCAGATTTCTTGGCTACAGGGTTCCTCTACGCCAGCACCGTCGCGACTTTTGTTCTTATCCTGAGCTATGGCACGCTGGCTCGGTGGGAGAAGACCACCATGGGCAGGCACCTGATGGTGTTCTCGGTCGCGATGTTCCTGGTGCTTCTTCAGAGGTCACTTGGGGTTCACGAGAACGACTACCCCGGCCACCTCTTCCTGAGACCAGCAACCTACATCATGGTCTTCTCGGTCTGGGTGTGGAGGTTGAGCATCTTCTTCCGCGACTACCGTGAGGCCAAGAAGCAGTTACCCCAAGACCAACTCGTAGACACCAACACCTCTGGAGGTTCCACGTGAGTTTCACCTTCGACCTGTCCTTCTGGGTCATCCTGCAGCTCTTCATCCTGCCGGTCGCGCTGCCCCTGCTCGTCGGCCTGGTCACCACGAGGGTCACCTCGAGCCTTGCCAAAGCGATCTGGCTCCTGGCGCTCTCGGTCGTGACCTCCCTTCTGACGAACATGCTCGCCGCGTTCCAGTCAGGAGCCGAGGCCTTCGATCTCGGGCTGGCCCTCATGACCGCGTTCGTGACCTTCGTCGCCGGCGTCGGAGTCCACACCGGCCTGCTGAAAGCCGAGAACAGCGAGGGGGTTAGCCTTACCTCTCTCGCTCAGGCCAACGGCCGTCACGAGAAGACCACCAACTAGGAGGGGATCCACCCATCTCCATGAAGCCCCCGCTCGGCCTGGGAGAACAGGTCAGGCGGGGGCTTCTTGGTGTGTCACCAGAGGATGGAGATGGTGTCGTCGTCGAGCATCCCCATACCCTTGGCATACTTTCCTGCGGCCCGGGCCAGGGCGATCAGCTGAGCCTTGTAGGTCCGCTTGCCGAAGCGGGTGATGTCGAGCTGGACCCGGACGTGGCGACCGTCGCGGAGCGTACCCCAGCAGTATGAGAGGTCAAGGAAGGGATAGCCCTGGTCGGTGACGAAGCGGATCCGGTCGATCTGGATGAGGTCAGCGGACCCCAGGTAGACGGCCCCAGCTGAGTAGTCGACCTGGCTGGAGTCGTAGTCGGCCATGAAGAGCGGGACATCCTCGCGGATTCCGAGGGCGGCCATCGCGAGCCCGGTGTGGAGGTGGCTGTCATTCGGTGTCGATGTCATACCTACATACTATGTCATCCTCAAGCCCCTGTCAAGGTGACTCATCGATCGATCGCGCGAGCATGATCCCCATGACCCGATGAGCCTTCCTGATGGCGGGCCAGATCGCCGCGCACCGGGTCACCCGATCAATCATGTCACTTTGGGGGTCGAGGCGATTAGGGATCAACCTGATGCATCCAGCTACAAGTCGACCCCCGAAGCATCATGGGGGCATGTTAGCCTCGGGGGTCGACATCAAAGGGGCGCGTGGTTGTTGGCGGACAACCTTGTCGTTTGTAGTACCCCGAGCAAGTGGTTCAGAAGATGTCCCTTAGCCATCCTCACCGTTCCCTTGCAGAGGGCCCCTATGTGTTGTTATCAAGTCGGTGCGCGGGAGGGGGGTCTGGTAGGCGTTGATACCCTAGTCCCTGTTACCCTCGGCCTAGTCGAGCCCGCGCGTCGTATTCAGTTGTGTCTGTACCTTTTCGGGTAGGGGTGGTTTTAGTGACGATTACCACCCCGATTTGTCGCCCAGTCTTTCGGATGTCACCTGGGCGTATTCAGTTGTGGGTCATGCGCCGGCGAAGATCAGATCAGGACTCGTCGTCCTCGTCGTCCTCGATCTCCTCGTCGTCGTCGTCCTCGACGACCGGGGCCGGCTTGGCCTTGGCGGCCTTCTTGTCCGCCTTCGCCTGCGCGGCGGCCGCGGCGGCCTTCTGCTCGGCCTTGCGGGCCTTCAGCGCGTCGAGCTTCTCCTTCTTGTCGGCGTCGAGCTCGCCGGCGGAGAAGGCCTTCAGCACCGCGACGACCTCGGGGTCCTTGGGGCCCGACCAGTCGTACCGCGACCGGTTGCCGGCGACGATCTCGCGGTTGAGGCGGCCGTCGCGGGCCATCTTCCGGAGGAGGGTCCGCAGCTCGCGGGTGGTCGTGTCCTTGCCGGTCTTGGTCTTGATCAGGGCGACCAGGTCGGCGACGCCGAAGGTGATCTCGGGGGTCTTCGAGGTGGTCTCCTCCTCGAGCTCCTCGACCTCGTCGTCGTCCTCCTCGGCAGCCGCGGCAGCAGCCGCCTCGGCAGCGGCCTTCGCCTTGGCCGCGGCAGCAGCCTTCTTCTGTGCAGCAGTGAGTGCCATGATGGGTGGAATCCCTCCACTTGAACCGAGACCAATAACCCTTGTGTCTTGATCTTCAGCCAACTTGTGTGTTTGTGGTGTGCCCTTTGCGGGGGGCGAGCAAGTACAAATCTATGCGCTTGGGGCAGCAATGTCAAGGTGGCGGAAGCTTGACTTGCCAGCCTTGACGGGGCAAGCCGGATGTATTAGTATTGCATCATGCGCTCATACCACATAGGGGAAAGCTGAGGAATGAGATGGGTAGGTACATTCTCCTCGAGTTCGATGACGATGATCAGGCGGAGAAGTTCGGCAGTAAGATCATCGCAGCACACGCACGAGGAGCTCGCTTCAGCATCATCGGCATCTTCCAGAAGCCGCCCACGAAACGCTGCGAGTGCCTGAATCGGTCGACCGAGCCCAAGAACACTGAGAACCGTCGACACAAGAAGACCGGGTTTTGGTACTGCAGTCGCTGCAAGCGAGTTCGACCCGGGTGGCAGAGCCCCAGGAACTTCCTCGACGATCCCGCGCTGACGCCCAACTGGTTCAGCCGAGGTCAGGCAAAGGAGGCTACTCTGCACCTTGACAACCAGGGCCGGCCCCTTCAGAATTACCCCATCACTGATCGACTGGGAGCCTGATATGCCCTACCTAGTTGTGCTCCAGTTCCGCAATCATGAGGATCTGGACATGTTCTACAACGTTCACAATGATGACGCGACCGAGGGGTTCGTGATGGGCGAGTACTACCTGCCCTCCACCAACACCTACTGCCGCTGCAACCCTAAGACTCGAGTCCGGGGTGACAACTGGAAGCGCCACGCCAAGTATGGCCTGTTCGTCTGCAAGGTCTGCGGTAAGCCCAGCAAGGCTTGGCGGATGGGCTTCCTGGCTCGCCTCGGTGAGGCTCTCGGCAAGAACCAGCGGCCTGTCTGATGCAGACCTTCCTTCCCTATCGCGACTTCATCAGTAGTGCCATGGTGCTGGACCGTCAGCGACTTGGCAAGCAGCGGGTCGAGACCATGCAGATCATGAAGGCACTCACGGTTCCCGGAGCCGGTTGGGCCAACCACCCCGTTACGAAGATGTGGCGGGGGTATGAAGGTTCTCTGATCAGATACCAAGAAGCCATCTGCCATGAATGGGTGAGTCGAGGCTACAAGGATACTTGCCTTGCCAAGACCTGGGCACTCTATGACGAGTTCACCAAGTCAGACACTGACTACGCCAACAGTCATCGATTCACGGCTCCTCCCTGGTGGGGCCTGAAGCGCTTCCATAGCGCCCATCGGGCCAACTTGCTGCGTAAAGACTCAGCGTACTACGGGCAGTTCGCCTGGCGCGAGGAGCCCTCGGACATTTACTGGTATCCCCGCCTTGACAGCAGCGGATGCCTGGTGGGATAATCGACTCATGCCTCAGAAATACCGGTTCAAACAGCGCCCGTACAAGCATCAGGTGTTGGCTGTCAAGAAGCTGCTGGCCACTGGCTGGGGTGGCGCGCTCTTGATGGAGCCTCGTACGGGTAAGACGAAGGTGGCCATCGACTACATGTCGATCCTTCACCAAGCTGGGCATGTCAATCGCGTGCTCGTGGTGGGCCCCACCGTCGCCGCCGGGGTGTGGAGTCAACAGCTTGAGGCGAACTGCCCCCTGCCATACTCTTTTCTTCACTGGAACCGGAAGATCAGGAAGACTACTCGTCGGCGAGCAGTAGCAGGACTGAATGGTCGGAAGCAACGAGTGACCGTCAGAAACACTCAGTATCAGGCTCTGCCCCCGTTCGGTCGTGATCGACTGGACGTTGTATTCCTGAACTACGACGCCTTCGCTGCCCCTGGCGCCATCCGCAAGAAGACTGACGAAGAGATCATTCGCTCTCGTTCTCGTGGCGGTCGGTTCGACATGAAGAAGGCGATCATCGCCTGGCAGCCCCAGCTGATCATCCTGGATGAAAGCCACCGGATCAAGACGCCATCTGCCAAGAAGTCCACCATGATCCACTCTCTTCAGAAGATCCCTGACTACCGAGTTATCATGACCGGTACAGTAGTGACCAAGAGCAAGCGACTCTTCGACGTCTACAGCCAGTGGAAGTTCCTCAACCCCGAGCGATTCGGAGGGATGACCTTCGCCCAGTTCAAGACTCGGTATGGCAAGTGGGAAGCGCGCGAGAAGTACTCGGTGTGGAAGGGTAACCAGAACGAGGACGAGCTCCATGCTCTGATCCACCAAGATGCCTTCAGCATTACCCGAGAGGAATGCTACGACCTGCCTCCGGTAACGTCTCAGATCATTCCCGTCGAGCTTGAGGAGTCTGCCGAGCTCTACGACCAGATGGCTGAAGACATGGTTGCCCGCATCTATACGGGGGAGATCACCGAGGCTTCAATCCGGCTGGTTCAGACCTTGCGCCTGCAGCAGATCACCAGTGGTATTAGCAAGACCTCACCCTCCATCGAATTCCCGCGAGGTCGGCTCGTAGTCATCGGCTCAGAGAAGCTGAGGGCGATCCAGAATCGCCTCGAAGACCTCATGGAGATGGATGAGAAGGTGGTTATCGGGGCCCTCTTCAAGGCTGACATCGCTCGACTCCAGGCTCTTGTGAAGAAGCTCAAGGTCCCTTGCTTCACCATCCAGGGGGGAATGAAGGACGCAGATCGAGACAAGGCCTGGCAGCAGTTCCCGAAGGTAAAGGGTGGTGCCGTCTTCATCGGTCAGCCCGCGGCCGCCGGTGAGGCTATCGACTTGTCTTGCGCCAGCATCATGCAGTGGTACTCCCTACCTTCTTCCTGGGTTAACTACACTCAGTTCTCAGACCGCGTGGCCCTGAGCGGCCGGCCGGTTTTCTACGAGTACTTCCTCGCAACGGGGACCGTTGACTACCTCCGCAAGGAGTCCTTGGACGAAGACACTAGCATTGGGAAGAAGATGATCTCTAGCCCCGAACGACTGCTCCGGTTGCGAGAATCGGGCCTTTGACTTCCGAACGCGGTAATGATAGAGTTATTCCACACCAACTTGAGCGGAGGAAGCATGATCATTCTGGAAGGCCCCGATGGTGGGGGTAAGAGCACACTGGCAAAGCAGCTGGCGGTTCTCTGGGACCTGCCCATCGCGGAACGAGTGGTCTCCAAGGACACCGAGGCCATGATCGATCTTAAGGCCTGGACCGAAGAGAACGTCCGCAACATGGGGCCGCTTCAGGTCTACGACCGCCACCGCCTGATCTCGGAACCGATCTATGGCCCGATCCTTCGGGCTGGTCGACCGCAGCCTGGGTTCGAGTCGCTGGGCTGGCTGAGTGCGATGACGCAGGAGTTCTACCGTCACCAGCCCATCATCATCTACTGCATCCCCCCGCTCGAGGTGGTGATGGAGAACCTCAGGGATGACCCCGACAACGAGGTGGTCAGGGACCAGATCCAGTCGATCTATGCCCTGTACACCACTCGAGCAGCCATGGACGTCGCCCTTCGCCCGACCATGACCGCCATCTGGGACTACACCACCGATGGTCGAGAGGACCACCCGCTGGCTACCTTCCGTCGATGGACTGCCCAGATCAACCACATCAAGGACATCGACCGGCTTCGTGACCAAGTAAGGAAGGCTTCCAAATGACCGCCGATGACGTGCCCGGCTGGGACCGCTTGAGCAAGCTGCTCGAGGCCCAGAGGGAGCTGCAGCTTCACGCCAAGCCGCTCAACCGTGACCCGAGCAAGATCACCGATCCCGAGGAGAGGGCCCAGTTCATCAAGGACATGGTGCTGGCCCTCACCGACGAGCTGCACGAGGCGCTCGATGAGGTCGGGTGGAAGCCCTGGGCTACATCCCGACACGTGAACCGGGACGCCTACATGGGCGAGCTCATCGATGCCTTCCACTTCTTCATGAACCTCATGCTGGTGGTCGACATGACCGCCGACGAGCTCTTCTTGGGGTACATGGAGAAGCGGCAGAGGAACAAGGCTCGGTGGGCTGCCGAGGGTGGCTACACCGGTCTCGACAAGTGCTCCGAGTGCAAGCGGGCCATCGACGACATCGCTCACCACCTGGGGTTGCCCAAGGAGCGAGTCTTCGTACATGGGCCTGATCGGGGACTGCTTGTCTGCCTCGAGTGCGCTGGGCACCCGGTGATCGTCGATGACTGAGAAGCCGCCCATCCCTCGGTCTGCTGAGATCTTCGCTCAGCTGATGACCATCCTGGTCATGATCGCTCTGTTTGGTCTCGCCCTCGTGCTCGCCGCCCTGATCTTCTTCGGATTCATCACTCTCCTTGGAGCCATCCTGTGAGGTCGTACTCCGCCGATACCCTGACCGAGCTGCACGAAATGCTCTGTCGCTCCCTGATCGAAGCCAAGGAGGACGAGCTGGATGTCATCAGCTCGGTGGATGTCCAGATCCACGATGTCATCGCCGAGGCCAAGTCGATGGCCTGGGAGTTCGACCTGAAGTCCATGTGGCTGACCAAGAGCCGCTGGTCACAGATGGTCCGCCAGTACATCGACCCCGAGGAGCTCGAGGCCTGGATCGGCAACTGCACGGCCAAGATCGGAACCAAGGGTCGGGGGATCGCGGTTCTTCGTACCAAGGTCGTCAAGCCTCGGGGTGGGGCCGCAACGGGGCACACCAACAAGGAGACCCGACGCTGGGGCTCTTGCATGCTGGCCATCTCGTACAAGGCTCGCCCTCGGCCCCAGATCACCCTCCACTCGCGTACCTCCTACCTGGGGTATATCGGAGCTCTCGACCTCTCAGTGGCCTGGATGATCGCGAGGTACCTGGCCAAGGAGATGGGGATCAAGGTCGAGGACATCTCCTTCGTCTGGCAGATCGAGGCGATCCAGTGGCACAACTTCAAGTCGCTGGCCTACGTGCTGAACCACAAGGACGTCGAGATCAGGGACAACTACCGGGCCATGCTTGCGGGTGAGGCCAGTAGCTTGACGGTGCCTCAGAAGCGATCCGTCCTCGCGGCCCCAGCCCTGAAGCTTTCGCGCAAGTGGCTCCGCAAGGTGGTTGCCGACGACGTTGCCGGCCGCACCTATGGCGACATGACCTACAACACCTTCCGCCGGATCGTGAGGCGCTTCCACACCGAGGTCTACGGTGAGGACTACGCTCGGGGCTTCGAGGGGTGGAGCTACTACAAGAAGGGGGAGAATGCTGGAGAGCAGAAGGAGTTCTTCAAGTTCTACCCCTTGCTCCCTCACTGCTCGATCGATACCCTTGACTTCTCGCCGATCGGTATGCCGATCACTCGGAAGTACGGCGAACCCTTCGTCGGAGGCGAAACAGAGGAGGATGACGACGATGAGTGACCGTCCGATTAACAGTACGGTCTCGATGGATGTACAACAGCTCACCATCGGGCAGCTGCGGGAGTTCTTGGACGCGATCAACTGGGCTCCCGCTACGACTCCCATCCGACTGACCGAGCACCGAGGTAATCAGCTCGACCCCACCTACTGGACGATCCAGGCGACTGTCCCCCTTCGCCCCCCTGCCCGATCAACCGTCGACCCGTACTAGACGCTTTGACCCGCTTCCCTGCGATCCTGGAGAACTGATATGACCCTCACTGCACGATCGGGCGACGACTTCGAGGCCCTGTTCAAGTACTTCCAGCACGAGCTCATCCAGACCGACATCGTCGCCACGGGCGAGTGGCAGTCGCAGGACATCAGCGACAAGCCCATGCTCGCGACCTACGAGATGACCAACGTCAGCTTCGACCTCGCCCTCCCGGCTGGTGTGGAACAGTTGGCCGAGATCACCGGCGCACACCTGCCCTGGGCTGAGGACCACTTCCAGGAGCGAGTCGGGGGCGAGCCGCTGAACCCGCCTCCCGCTGAGGAGTGGTGGCCCTTCGCTCAGAAGGTCAACCGCGACCACAAGTCCGAGGCTGGGGGGAAGTTCTCGCACACCTACCCCGAGCGCATGTGGCCGAAGTGGGCAGGCGAGACCTATGAGGACATGAGCGAGTCCATCTCGGTCGCCTGGGAACCCATGCACGGCATCCGGTTCGACTATGGCGATCTGCAGGACGTGGTCAACCAGCTCGCTCGGGGACCACTCACTCGGCAGGCCTACCTACCCATCTGGTTCCCCGAGGACACGGGTGCGGTGCACGGCAAGCGGGTCCCCTGCACGCTCGGGTACCACTTCATGATCCGCAACAACCTGCTTCAGATCACGTACTACATGCGCTCGTGCGACCTCATCCGCCACTTCCAGGACGACGTCTACATGGCTGGCCGCCTCGCCCAGTGGGTGGTTAACGAGCTGAACAGCCTTTGGACGCACCAGGGGGGTACTGGCCAGCCTCCGCTGAAGGTCGGGTCGCTCTACATGCACATCGTCAGTCTCCACTGCTTCGCCGGCGACCAGGCGATGATGAGCTACCGAGACAAGAAGGGCCTGGCATGGAACGTCTGACTCGGCCTGAGATGCTTATGGAGATGGCCCAGATCGTCGCCAAGCGGGGTACTTGCCCCCGGCTCCAGGTGGGCGCGGTCTTCAGCAAGGAAGGCCGGGTGATCGCCATGGGCTATAACGGAGTACCGGCCGGCCTCCCCCACTGCGAGCACATCCTCTGGGAAGTGGGCAAGGGTACGCCCTGTCCCGAAGAGCTCAAGGCCACGGCTCGGCACTTCAAGATCTTGCCTAAGCCGGGCTATACCTGGGAATGGGATGGACAGGCGCTCAACGTCTACCAGGGCTCGGAAGTCCGGGGCTGTCAGCGAGCTGAGCACGCCGAGCGGAATGGCATCGCCTTCGCTGCTCGCTATGGGGTGGCACTCGATGGGAGCGAACTGCATGTGACTCACGCCCCCTGTGCGGCCTGCGCCATGAGCATCATCAATGCCGGCATCGTCACCGTGACTTACGACACTCCGTACCGCATCACTGCTGGTGTGGAGCTGCTCAGAAGCGCGGGACTCGAGGTCATTGCCCTCCGGCTTCTCGAGTGATAGGATGACTCATGCGCTACTTCTATTGCCCCAAGTGCCGAGCTCTGCTTCATCCCGTAGAGGTGAATCAGAAGGACCTGACTCACGAGCTCATGGTCTTCCTGACCGCTTCCGGTGAGGAGCGATCCGTCATTCACACGGGCCTCATCCAGGAGGACTGACCGATGGCCACATTCGAAGAGACCGAAGACTCGATCACCGAGTCTAGCGCGGTCATTGTCGACATGACCTGGGACGAACTGAAGCGGCTGCCGGGCATGAACCGCATCCGGAAGGGCATGCTGCGCGCTGCTCTCGAGCACTGGGTCGAGTTCGGGTATGTCGTGGTGCCTGACGACTACCGCGAAGATGAGGCCTGATGCTCCAGGGGATTCGTAACCCCAACTGTACGATGTGCAAGTTGCATCGGGCAACTGAAGTAGTCTGTAAGATCGGGTCGGGGCCGCCTTCTGCCAAGATCATGGTGGTCGGCAAGATGCCCAACTCTCGTGACTACCAACGCGACTTCGAGATGCAGCTGCTCGAGCTGGGGCTAGACCCCGGGGAGATTTACTACACCCAGGCACTGAAGTGCCGAACGTTCGACCTGAACCCCAGCAATGGGGATGTGAAGAAGTGCAAGCCCTACCTTGACCAGGAGATCGAGCAGGTTCAGCCAAAGTTCATCTTGGCCCTAGGTAACGAAGCCCTTCTTGCTACCACCGGTAAGTCGGGCATTACCAAGTATCGCGGCCGGCCGTTCGATCACCCGAGCGGGGCTAAGGTTCTTGCCACTGTTTCACCATCAGCGGTCAACAGAAACCCCGGCCAGAAGCCTGCATACATGGCCGATCTTCGTCTCTTCGTTAACTTGGTCAAGGGTCTGGATGGGGGCATCAAGAAGCCCAAGTACTTGACTGTTGATACCAAGGAAAAGCTGAAGAAGCTTGAGAAGATCCTCACCCGCTGTCTCGAGATCGACTTCGACATAGAGACCACTGGTGAGTACTATCGTGATGATGGCAAGATCGTCTCGCTCTCAGCTACCTGCGAGATTCTGGGGGATGATGGCAAGGTTAGGCTGTTCGTCTTCGCCATCCCTCTCTATCACCCCGAGTCAGTCTGGCAGCGATCCTGGAAAGCGGTGCTTCGGTTCCTCAAGAAGGTCTTCGAGAGGATTCCCAAGGTAGTCGCTCACAACTCATCGTTCGACTGCAAGTGGATGGTCTGGAATGGGGTCGAGATGCTGCCCACATTCGACACCATGCTCGCTGTCCACATCTTGAATGAGAACGTACAAAAGGGCCTCAAGCCCCAGGCACAGGCCCGACTGGGTGTGGAACCCTGGGGTATCGATACGAGAGACCTGCTCTCCCAGCCATTGTCTGACATTCTGCCCTACAATGTTCTAGACACTTGGTACATGTATCACATTCGACAGCAGTTGAAGAAGGAGCTGAAAGAACAGCCCCGTCTTGCCCGAGTGCTGATGAAGCTCACCATGCCGGCACAGCGCGACCTGATCTACTCCGAGATTCGTGGGATTTGGATCGACGTAGACCGGCTCAAGGAACGCCACCCTATCGCTCTCGAGAACTTGCGCGAGGTTGAGCAACGCATTCGGATAGCCGCCAATCTGGGGACTGACAAGGATGACCCCTGGGGTAGTACCTACCCTGGCCACCCTGACTGGCCGGTAGATGCTAAGGGTAAGCCACGGGCTGAGAACTTCAACGCCTCGATCTTCGCACGATGGATGCTCTTCGAGTGGTGCGAGCTGCCCATTGCGGAGCGCGGTAAGGACAAGGATGATGGCCGGCCGGGTGACCCCAGCATGGCTGAGGGTGTTCTCATGGCTCTTAAGGACTTGCACCCTGTAGTACCCGCCATGCTCGATCGAGTAACCAAGCAGAAACACATCAGTAGCTTCTTCAACCCTTACTTGGAGCTGTACGATGAGGAATGGCGAATCCATACTAACTTCAAGCTCGCTGGCACCGTTACAGGTCGGCTCAGTAGTGGAAAGGACGACGCTGATAAGATATCTGGACGCGCGGGCAAACTTAGGGGTGTTAACCTCCAGCAAGTACCTCGTGATCCGTTTATCCGAGGACTCTTTGGAGCTCCTCCCGGTTGGACATTCGTTGAAGCCGACTACTCGCAGGTCGAGCTCCGAATCGCCGCCTTCCTAGCCAACGAGACAACGATGAAGCACCTCTACTCCATCGGTGCTGACATCCACACCATCACGGCAGCTCGCATCGCAGGTATCCCCGAGAGCGCGATGACGAAGAAGATCCGCAAGGAACTGGGTAAGCCGGTTAACTTCGGCTTCCTCTATGGCATGGGTTGGAAGAAGTTCATCCAGACGGCCTTCGAGACCTACGGTTCGTCCTTCGACGAAGCCGGGGCACGAGCTGCTCGAGAGACCTACTTCCAGCTCTACCCCAAGCTTCTCCCCTGGCACAATCGGCAGCGACGCCTGGTCAATGAGTACGGTCGCGTAGAGAGCCCCCTAGGACGCGTGAGGCACCTGCCTGACATCAACTCGCCCGACGAAGGGGTGCGCCGCGAAGCCGAACGACAGGCGATCAACTCACCCGTGCAGGGGTTCGCTTCTGACCTCGCCGTACTGAGCATGATCCATGTTAACCGGCAATTCAGAGAACGCAACATCGCAGCACACTGCCTGGGGTTGGTACATGACGCCATTAACCTCGAGGTTCGCAATGACATGCTGAGTCAAGCACTACCCATTCTGAAGGATACGATGGAAGATATGAGCATTGTACGCAAGACCTTCGGGGTGCATGTCGACATCCCCATCGTCGCTGATGTCTCGGTGGGGCAGCACTGGGGTGACAAGAAAGAGCTCACCCCTGACCAGGTCTACGACTTCAAGCTGGAATACAAGGGAGCATGATGAGGATTCTTGTTACCGGGTCTCGAGACTGGGATGACCGGGAGGCTGTTAAGGAGGCCCTCTACCGAGCATTCAATGCTCAGCCTCGTGATTGGACTGGGGGGTTTGAGAACCCATATGATGTGACTCTAGTTTCCGGGGCCTGTCCCACCGGAGCTGATCGCATCGCTGAGGAAGTCTGGGCAGAACAGGGGCTACCCATCGAGCGACACCCCGCTGACTGGGAAACCTATGGAAAATGGGCCGGGTTTCGTCGTAATGCCGAGATGGTTCGCCTGGGGGCTGACCTTTGTCTCGCCTTCATCAAGAACCAGTCCAAGGGGGCAATTCACACCGCAGGACTAGCTGAGGCCGCGGGTATCCCCACTACTCGATACACCATGGAGTCATGATGGACTGGCTTGACATCGTTCGTAACTCCAAGACTGTGGTTCTCTATGAGGGGCGTAAGGGGTACCCTCCTCGGCCCGACACTGATAAGCCCGTCAAGTACGTGGGGAGGGGTATACCCACCGATAGTCGGGATGGCGATATCTGGGAGCAGCCGGTCTGATGATCAGAACACCAGAAGAGAAAGCCGCTCAAGCGGAGTACATGCGGGAGTATCGTCGACGGAACCCGCAGGTGAAGGTCAACCAACGCAGGAATGCCAAGATTCGTCAGAAAGCTCTCCTGGCTCTTGCTCGACTACACCCCAAGGAGTTTGAACTCCTAGTAGTTCGGGAACGAGAGAAGATGGAGGGGTCACATGACTGAGTGCCACACCCCCGCTGATCACTGCGGGTTCCCCCGAGACCATGATCGTCACCCCATGAGCGATGGTCAGCAGATATGCACAGGGAAGGCATGCCCCGTCGCTGCCGAGCGACTTGCCCAGGCCAATGCCGAGATCAATGAGAGGGGAAGATTTACGGTTGACAATGGCTAGGGTGTTGATATGATTGCTACAAGGCAATTCGATCAACAAGGAGTTGAACGCATGAAGAGCTTTGTAGTCGCCCGCACAGGGTCCGGTCGCCCCTCGCTGATGCACCTGACCGACACGAACATCCTTGTTACCAGGTGCGGACTCATCATGCGAGGCTGGTCCCGCGCTTACACAAACACCCCTATCCCTGCCATCCTCTGCAAGAAGTGCGCGAAGAAGGTGAACCTATGAAGAAGCGACGCTACCGCTGCAACAGAGAGCACAAGTTCATCTTCTGGACCGAGCTCGATGCCAAGATGGCCCTCGCCACCCGGGTGTGGAAGGACAAGGGCGAGATCAGGTACTATCCCTGCGGCGATCACTTCCACCTCACCAGTCAGGAGCGGAAAGGGCAAACCTCCGAGTCGTTGACCAGTTCTTCCGCTGCATGATAGAGTGATGGCTCAACAGAGGAGGAACATGTCTACAGACCTGGGAATGCCCGCCGCCTCGCGGGAAGACTTCGAGGAAGGCCGCGACCGCAAGGCCATCGCTGAGGTTATGGCTGGGCTCTACTGGGACCCCGAGGCCAACGATGGCCAGGGGGCACGCATCAGTACGCACTCCATGCTGAAGACCTTCCGCCGATGCCCCAAGCAGGCGGAGTTCAAGTACGTCCATCGGTTGAAGCCCCGAGTTCTGGGCTCACCGCTGAAGCGGGGGACCTGGGTCCACCAGCTGCTCGAGGTTCACCACCAGGGTCAGGACTGGCGCCCTCTTCACGCCAAGCTCAGCGCTCAGTTCGCGCAGCTCTTCGACGAGGAGAAGGACTACTACGGTGACATGCCGACCGAGATCAAGGTCATCATGGAGTCGTACGAGTGGCACTACGCCGCTGACCCCTGGAAGGTTCTCGAGACTGAGTTCCAGATCGAGACTGAGTTTCCCGATGGCACCATCTACCGGGGTAAGGTTGACGCGCTCATCGAGAACCAGTTCGGGCTCTGGGTGGTCGACCACAAGACGCACAAGACCCTCCCCGATCACAGCTTCCGGCTTCTCGACGCACAGTCTGCTCTGTATCTCTGGGCCTGTCTGCGCAACAAGATCCCTGTCCAGGGCTTCATCTGGAACTATGTTCGGTGGAAGGCTCCGAGCATACCGCAGATCGTCGATCGCAACCGTCGGCTCTCCAAGAGTGCTTGCGACACTGACTACCCGACGATGTACCGAACGCTGAAGAAGTACAAGGCCGAGTACCCCACATTCACCATCTCGGATGACGATCGCGCGAAGCTTCGCCGACTGAAGGCTCAGCGCTACGAGTTCGGCCGGCCGCAGGAGTCTTCCTTCTTCCGTCGCGACACTCTCGAGAAGAGTCGAGGCATGCTTCGCCGAGTGGCTTTGGAGAATTACGTGACCTCTCTGAGGATGCACGGATACGACTTCTCTAACCCCGATCGCGTCGAGCGAGTCGTCGAGCGAGGCTGCACCTTCAGCTGCAGTTACACCGACATCTGTTCCGCCGAACTGAAGGGGGCCAACCTGAAGCCGCTCATCAAGCAGAACTACACCACCGGCGACCCGAACAGCTACTACAACGACAAGGCCGGCGACGTGCCGGAGAAGGAGTGAGATCATGGACAAGCGACACACCGTCGTCACGACTACCTACACCTACGACACGGAAGGTCGACCGGAAAAGGTGGTCGTGGAGACCGTGAGTGAGTACACCGAGGAGCCCTCTCATGACTGACAGCACTGGCGGGCACTACACTGCCGTCGTGGAGATCGTGCACTCCACACCGAAGACGATCCTCAACAACACTCGGGGGATCGGCACGAGCACGGAATCGGCGGAGCGAGTGAAGCGAGATGTCGCGCGGGTCATCATCCGCAGTGATAGCATTGCTGATCTCACCGCACAGGTGCAGGCCCATCTCGCTCTCGTGAAGGACTACCGCTGATGGCAGGTAAGGACTACAAAGCGATCGCTGCGAAGCGGATCCATCGGCCGGCGGACATCAAGAGGAAGCCCAAGCTTCTGGTCTACTCCCGCAACAAGAAGGGGAAGACCACTTTCAGCCTCTCCGCCGGCATCGACAAGACCCTCGTCCTTGACCCCGAGCACGGCACCGACGAGATGAAGCTGAAGAACCCGAACGTCTGGCCCATCGATCGCTGGGAAGACATCGACGACGCCTTCTACTATCTCCGTGGGGGTGATCACCCGTACCTCTGGGTTTCGGTCGATGGCATGACCAAGTTCGCCAACCTCGCGCTGAAGTACGTGATGCGGCTTCAGGAGGAGAAGTCCCTCGACCGCATCCCCGGCATGGTCCAGCAACGGGACTACGGCAAGGCCGGGGAGCTGATGAAGGACATGATCGAGCGGTTCCACAAGCTAGACATGGGGGTTGTCTTCACTGCTCAGGAGAGGCAGGAAGACCCCGGTGACAGCGAGGAAGATGAGGACTCAGAGGATGCCTCGGGGTCCATCTACATCCCCGACTTGCCGCGCGGGGTCAGGGGGTACCTCAACTCCATCGTCGACGTGATCGGCCGGCTCTATGTGGTCAATGTCGACGGAGTCTCCGAACGACGACTCTGGCTCAGTGAGTCGATCAGGTACGACACCGGGTATCGGTCTGACTTCGGGCCGCTCCCGGACTACCTTCGCAAGCCCACGATCCCTCGACTGGTCCTGCTCATGAGGACCGGCTCGAGCACCCGACCGGCAACGCCGGCCACCAAGACCCCTCGCTAAGCGCTTAGCGGGACAAGGAAAGGAAACCGCAACATGGCTACTGCCAGAACCGTTGACTTCACCTCCGTCCAGGATGGTGGTGGGTTCAACAAGCACCGAGTGCCCGAGGGCGACTACCTCGCCACGATCGTGAAGTGCGAGGACGCCAAGTCCAAGTCGGACGACGTCTTCCAGTACCTCTTCACGATCAAGCTCAACAAGCACACCGGGTACGCCTACCCGTACTACTGCAAGCTCCAGGAGAACCAGCTCTGGAAGCTGCGCAACCTCGCCATCGCCGCCGGCCTCAACGTCCCGAAGAAGCGGATCAAGTTCGATCCCTCCAAGGTCATCGGGAAGACCATCGGGGTCACGATGGAGGACGACGAGTACGAGGGCAAGCTGCAGTCCAACATCGCCGCGCTCTTCCCCTCGGCCGAGCTGATGGACGGCAACGTCGCGACGCCGGCTGACGACGACGAGGACATCGCCGACGACGAGCCGGACGAGGACATCGAGGACGACGTCGAGGAGGACGAGGACGAGGACACGACCGACGAGTTCGACGCGATGGACCGCGCCCAGCTCAAGGCCGCGCTGAAGGCCCAGGACGCCAGCTTCGTCGCCAAGAAGTCCCAGACCGACGACGACCTCCGCGACCTGCTCCGCGAGTCCGGTGACGAGGAGGAGGAGGACGAGGAGGACGAGCCCGAGCCGACGCCTCCCCCCCGTCGCGCCAAGGCTGCAACCAAGGCCCCCGTCAAGGCCGCGGCCAAGAAGCCGGCACGCAAGGCTGCTGAGGTCACGGACGAGGAGCTCGAGGAGCTGGACATCGACGACATCTGAGGTCACTCGACCCCAGTAGTCATCATTTCCACACCGGCCCTGCCTGATCATTGGGTGGGGCCGGTGCCTCGTGTAGAGAGAATGTGGGAGTTGACAGGAATAGTACCTAGCGATTAGCATTACCTAGGTACGCTAATCAGAAGGGGCGTATCTCAGGGCCTTCCTGGTTCGAACCCTGAGATACGCCCCTTTAGTGGCTGGAGGGTAATCATGGCTCAGGCTGAAGCGAAGCTTAGCCGCAAGATCATGGATGAACTGAGACGGAGTGGATACTTTTGCTTCAAGGTACATGGAAGCGAGTACATGATGGCTGGCCTACCGGATATCATAGTCTGCGCCGATGGCTTGTTCATTGGGCTGGAGACGAAGATGCCGGCGAAACGGGAGAACACCTCCTCAAGGCAGGAGTACGTGCATGGGCTCATTCGGCAGGCGAATGGGATTGCCGAGGTTGTCTGCTCCCCGACCGAAGCCCTAGTGGTGGTGCATCGCACGCTCAAGCAGCACAAGTCGGGGGGAAAGCCAGAGTGAGCTTCCAACTACCACTCCCAGAATCAGGGCGAGAGTGGGCTGAAGGGCTGGATGACACGACCCTCCGGAGTATCAATCGGGACTACATCAAAGGCGATCACAGTCCCGAAGCGATCGATGCTCACGACGAGTACCTCAGGCGTCGAGCCGCAGGAACGCTGACCAAGAAGCGCAAGTCTCTGCGCCCCAGTAGCTGGGCATTCCCCTATCGCTGCCCCAAGCATCAAACAGCGCGCTACACGGGGAACTGCAAGGAATGCCGCGAGCTGAACCGTGATCCTGGAGTAGTCCCTAATCGCCCTGACCCCCCGCAAGGGTGATTGATCGGCCGCCCCCCATTGCGGCGATTAGGAACTGCTTTAGGAAGGCCCTACGCGTCATCGGGATGACTCGATGCGCGATGATTGCGCGAGGGGCATACCGACACCAAAGGGCCCTGCTTCCCAGATGAGAGGCAGGGCCAGTTGGTGTGGAGAGGGTTACTCCCGAACGTGTTCCTCGGCGCGCTTGTCCCGGGCCGACTTGGTGGCGTAGGTCTTGCCGTTGATGTTGCACGGGGTGCAGCTGAAGCAGTAGACGGTAACCCTCACCCCGTCGACCTTGGCATCAGTTGCGTACTTCCGGATGAAGTGCTTGTTCAGCGCCGAGGGCGAGTGCATCAGTCACTCACCGCAGCCCGAAGATCGACCAGTTCGTCGTCGGTCAAGAGCAGGGAGTAGGTCTCTCCCTCGGGTCCTCTGATGGTCAGCATCCAGGGCTTGCCGTTGGGGTTGACCTGGTGCAGGAGAGCGAACTGCATGGCGTCAGCCGTCCAGCTCGTCGTCGTCCAGCTCGTCGTCGATCTCGAGCTCCTCGTCGTCGGGCTCCATGTCGTCGAGGTCGAGCTCCTCGTCGTCTTCGACGATCGCGGTGGCGGGCACCTCGCGGCGGCGGCCGGCGGCCGGCTTGTCGGAGGCGGCCTTGGGGGTGCGGGTTCGAGCCGTCGACTGGTACTTCTCGAACTCGGCCTTGATCTGGGGGAGGTCGGACTTGGCGAACTCGTAGCGCCCGCCCTGACCGCAGGCCTCGACCGTCGAGGAGGCCGAGCGGAAGAACTTCCGCAGCGTCTTCGCGTCGGTGCCGATGCGGGTGGCGATCTGCTTGGCCGTGTAGGTCTCGCCGTTGGGCTCGATCTTGTCGACCGGGTCGCCCTTGGTCGGCTTGGTGCCCTTGGGAGCGGTGTTGACCTTCTTCGTCGCGACCGGCTCGGGCACCTCGTCGTCGTCGAGCTCGTCGTCCTCTTCGTCGTCGTCGGGCTCCGAGTCGACGATGGGGTTGTCGTCCTCTTCCTCGTCCTCGTCGTCGACCTCGTCGTAGTACTCGGTGATCATCTCGATGAGCTGCGCCTTGCGGAGACCCTTGATGTCGTCGGCGTCGAAGAGCTCACCGGCGATGGACCTCAGCTTGGGCAGCGTCATCGCGCTGATCTCGTCAGCCGTGGGTGTTGCCTTGGTCATGACTTCCTCCCTGGTTCGGGTGCCCTCGATTGGGGGCGATGGTGAAATGCTATGCCCCTTTGCCAGCCGGTGTCAAGGCAGGGAAGGGGGCACTTGATCGACAATCCTCAAGCGGTTTTGGGAGCATAGGCCGGCCGCCGCGAAGCTCGACCCCATCGGTAGGCGAAGGACAGGTGCTTGACTAGGACATACTGGCGAAACTCCATGTCACGAACCGGATCCACACCAGAGGCCTTGACCATCTCGTCGTAGACCGGTTGCGGACCTTCTATGTGGAGACGAGTCAGCACCTGAGAGGCGAGCGCCCGATCGATGGGCCGGGTGTTGTGCCCCATCGCTTCAGCGCGGGCGAGGATGCGCGAGGACTTGATCCTCATCCGGGGAAGTGAGATCGCGTAGTCGGGGTAGTCGCGCTCTCGGCGAGCGATCTCGGATGGGATGACTTCGTTGTCGTAGCTATCCATTGGATCCTCCAGGGCACTCGGCGTCGATGGTCTCCAGGTTGAGGGGGGCAGAACAGAGCCAGCACCCATGACCGGCATCGTCGCCGGCAATCTCGATGGCCATCTCAGTGGCGTAGGTGTCGATCTTCCCCGCCACTACTTGGGCTTCAATAGGGACCATGGTGATGGTCACCCAACTGTGCTTAGGCATCAAGCACCTCTCAGGACAACGATGCGTTCGGAAGCTCCGCAGATGCAGCAGCGCTTGATGGTGGGGTCGAGTGGCATCCCACCCAGCTTCCTGTTAGACAGGGCGTGGTGTGAGACGAAGTAGTTGAAGACCGTAGGTCGCCGGCAGTAAGGGCACCAGAAGTGTTCCTGGAACTCATCTGCAGGCATCCGGGGCTTCCAGTCCACGATGCGCGTGAGCTGCTTCTTCTGCCCCGCCGCGTCGAGGACGAACTTCCCCGCCTTCGTGGTCTGGTACTTCCCCTTGATCTTCACCACTCGGTGTGGAGGACGAGCGGGGACTGCCTTCGAGTTGATCGCTGCATCGGCGACTCGGGGCATGAGGGACTTCAGCTTGAGGAAGGCCTCCTTGTACGTATGGAAGTCCCGGGTGCGCCAGCGATCTTCGCCTTTGTACCGAACGAACAGGCGATAGGGCTTGGCTTCCGGGACCTTCATGTGGGGTGGCAGGGCGGGTACCTTGCAGAAGAACTCCTTGTATCGCGAGTCCTCAAGCAAGTCGTGGATAGACAGCATCAGAGCCTTTCGTCAGGTCGTGCGAGTTGACTTAGTCATACTATGTTATCCGCGTCTGATTGTCAAGGCGGTCATTCTGCGTGAGAACGAACATACTCCCTGGTCGGGAATGACAGTACCTTGACATGGGGCGCGATTACGCATAGCATTTCGTCATATCACGACCGGCCGCACGAAACGAAAGACGAAACAAACCCCCGGAGGCGATCATGCCCGACAAGTTTCCCCCTGTTGACACAGAGCAGTTCGAACTCGGCCGTAAGCAGGGCCGACTGGAAGGCTTCCAGGAGGTGCTGAGCCTGCTCGAGACCAAGTACATGAGCGATGACATCGAGCCGAAGACCCCGGAAGCTGAGGCGATCCTCACCCTGGTTTCGGAGGTTGGCAAGGCGCTCGCGACCTCCATCATCCAGGGAGCACAGACACTCGAATGAAGCGGCGCTCGATTGTACTGCCCGTGCATGAGGGGGACCCTATCCCCTCGTCTAGCGAGGTGTTCGATCGGCCCTTCCCACTGTACCATTGGTCTCCTAGCAGTCGTCGTAAGGGGATCATGAGGTATGGGTTGAGGCCCGGGCACTTCTCAACCGATCGACTCTGGCGACCTCCAGTGATCTGCTACGCCGATGACCCTGCCACGGCATGGCAGTTGTCTGCGGGTACAGGGAGGGGTCAGGCCATCGACGAATGGGACCTCTGGATGATCTGGTCTGACACCCCCTCAGGGCTGGAGATCATTCCATACGACAATGGAGTGCCGAAGGAATACCGGGTGTACGAACGCATCTACAAGAAGGATGTCTGGTTCGTGGGATCAAGGAGACAGAACAATGGATAACTCGGTGAGGTATGTGAAACTTACCCTGATCCTCGAGCAGGATGGGGTAACCAGAACCCTGGATGTGCCTCGAGGAACTCATTTTGAGTTCCATGAGGTTTGGGATGAGGAGGATGAGATGCGGTGGCCAACCGATGACTCTCCTCTGCTGTTGCGCTCCCCAACCCTCCAGTCAATCAACTTCAGCATTCGTCCCGAGAAGGTTGAACCGCAGGGCCGGTACTACACCGTCACTCACACTCCCGCTCCCGAGCCCGAGAGCCCCGCGAAGCTGAGGATCGTGCCCAATGAATCGTAGGGATATCGAACGCAACCTGCGGATCATCAGCAAGGCCTGGGGGAAGAAGCAATCGGGGTACGCGTTCTTCCCCTACATCGACCGTGAAGCCCAGAAGGCGAGTGGCTCTCGCAAGGCTGGGTTCCACGAAGGGCCCGCGTTCAAGTGGCCGGCCGATCGGGAAGCGATCATCACGCACTGCCTCTCCCACACCAGGGAGGATCTCTACTGGTCGTGCAACCTGTTCGAGTACCCCATCCGCCGCGAAGATGCAGCGATGGATGAGCATGCGCTCTGGGCTGACCTGGATAAGGTCGACCCCAGCACGCTCGACGAGTACCCCCCGACGATCGCATGGGAGACATCCCCCGGGTCCTATCAGGCTCTCTGGATCGCCGCATCGGGTGACTTCCAGGGTGCGAGCTGGGCGGGTAATGAGAACCAGCGGATGACCTACATGACCGGGGCTGACACCGGCGGGTGGTTCGCGACGAAGCTGCTGCGATTCCCCGAGTGGGACAACCACAAGCCTGAGTATGAGGAGAATGGGAAGTTCCCCAAGGGTCAGGTGCTCTGGACCGATGGCCCCACCTATCACCCAGGTGACTTCGCCTCACTGCCCGAGATTCAAGGGGTCAGCGGGTCCCTAACTGACGCGCTTGAGACTGACATCGAGAACGTCGACCGCCATGCGGTTCTCGCCCGGGTCAAGCTGAAGCTCAATCGCAAAGCTCGCGAGTTGCTCGCTGCCCGTGAGGTATCGGGTGACCGCAGCGACAGCCTCTGGTACCTGATTCGTTGCCTAGCCGATGCCGGTTGCTCCGTCGCCGAGATCGTCGCCATCGTTCGCGAGTCGGTGTGGAACAAGTTCAAAGACCGCGGCGATGAGGTTAAGCGCCTTATGCTCGAGGCCTCCAAGGCCATCGCACAACGCAGCGAAGAGACGGTCAAGGCTGCGGAGTTCGAAGAGGAAGAGATCGAACGCTCTGCACCTCAACGCCTCGGTTTCTTGCTCGCCAACATCAAGCGGCCGCGGTATGTCATCGACAAGATCTTGACTGAGGGCTCATGTGGGTTCATCGCCGGCGAGCCGAAGTGCTACAAGTCTTGGGTTGGCCTGGACATGATCCTCTCGGTTGCTACGGGAGCACCATTCATGGGTGAGTTCCGGGTCACGAACCCGGGCCCCGTGCTCTACATCCAGGAAGAGGACCCGCCATCGATCATCAAGCAGCGGTCCGCCAAGATCTGGAGCGGGAAGTCAACCGACAAGTTCGAGCTCCAGCCCGACAGCAACGAGATTCTATGGTTGCCCCCTGAGCGATCGCCAGAGTTCGACCCAGACATCAATGCCTACATCCAGAAGGGGGTGATCATCTCCGACGAGGCCTGGCAGCTTTGGCTGGATGACACGATCGCTGCCGGCATGGATGGGGAGGCATACCGCATGATCTTGGTCGACACGCTGATGATGACCGCTGGTGATGTCGAAGAGACCAGGGCTCAGGAGATGACCACCAAGATCTTCAAGCCGCTCAAGACTCTTGCCCGTAAGCACAACATCGCGGTGGTCGTGATCCACCACATGGGCAAGGCGGATAAGCCCCGGTCAGGACAGCGCATGCTGGGGTCAGTAGCCAACCACGCCTGGTCTGAAGACTCTATCTACCTCAGCCGCTCAGGTGCGGAGAACATCAAGATGGAGGTAGAGTCTAAGACTGCCCCGGGTGGCACATACCGCATCGACAATCTCGCCAACACACGCTGGGAGCCGCACATCGGCCCCTGGCGCCCGGAAGATGCTCCGGTCACGCCTCCACACCAGCAGCGACAGCCGGGGGCACGGTCACGAAGGCCCGCTACGCCGGGCAAGGCCGATGTCAGCCAGGCCAAGCTCATTGAAGTCGTCAAAATGGCTGGCACGGCGGGGATCACTACAGCACAAGTGGCCGAGGCCCTCTCCATCAATCGCTCTACTGCGCACAAGCGGCTGGTCCGACAGCTGGAGTATGGAACAGTCGATCGCCAGCAGACGCCCGACGGTAGTAATGCTTGGGCAATCACCGAAGCAGAAGTTCAGGCCTGATGGCTCATCTAGAGGCCGCTGACTCGCGCGGATGCGGGTGCGTGAAGTCGATCATGCTCATATCCTTTAGGATAATGAGCGATGATCTCCACAATAAGGACGAACACCCCGTTAGAGGAGAACGAACATACTTGACGAAAGACGCAACGCCCCATCATTATCGTGATAGAGTTACGATATGAAAAGGTACAGGATCACACTCGATGTACTGACTGATGTTCCGGAGAAACAGCTGGAGAAGGCCATCCGAGGGCTGCAGAAGTCAGGCAAGGTTCAGGTCAAGTTCTACAGCTCAGAGCTGAGGCATGATCCTGGTCGACCTGCGGGGCAGCGGGAGAAGATCTTCGCTCTGCTTGCTAAGGCAAAGGCCCCGATGAGCATCCGCAAGATCAACCGTAAGACTCAAGTGCCGAGCATCACAGTCTGGCGCAATGTCAAACGAGGGGTGGAACGGGGTGATGTTATTGAGGAGTACAGCGACCAGTGGCATTGCATGATGTACTCCCTCTCACCCGAGTTCGTTGCAGCACAGGCCGTCCCGCTTGGCTTCGCCAGCGGTACCGCCACAACAACAATACAGGGGAAAGATGGGGATGTAGACGTGGACGTGGAAGAAGGTAGGGAGAATGGCTGAGAACGCTAGGGCTTCACAGAAGGCTGGGGCTGGACGAGACGAGGGGAAGGGCGATGGAAGCACTGGAGTTCGTGGCCAAAGTACTGGCGGTCTGGGAAAGTCTCTCGCCCAGCTACAGGCAGAGAATATTGCGCAGAGGCTATACGCGGACTTTCTGGCTAGCGCCGGAGTCTCTCACACACGTCTCTCTCAGGAAGTACTCTTCTTCCTACCTCGTCCGTTCATCGATGCTTATTCCGAGGTCTTCTACGCCGCCTTCGCCGGTAAGGATGACGGCGGGGTCAACGCTCGGGGACAGTCGCAAGCTGAGCAGGGACAACTCCAGAAGGGGAAGACTGCTGCTCGCACGAACGGGAAGAAGTTCAAGAGGCACTGGGTCATCGCTGACGAGGCTGCTGTTGAGCTGAAGGATCGCATCGACAAGAGGCTCCGCGCGCTGGCTCGGGAGATGAGGGAGGAGATTGGAGATGGCTCGGGTACTGACGAAGATCGGGGAGGGAGAATGGCCCTGGCTGGGAAGCAGTGCTCACAGTGCGGACGGATTCAAGGAGAGGGCTGGAAGTTCTGCCCGAATGATGGGACAAGCAACTCGACAGGTGAGGGGTGACAGGCGCTATGAGTGAACCTGGGGACAGCTCAGAGAAGCAAGGATCAGGTGACTCGATCGGCCGAATCAGAATCACCAGCCTGGAGACAGGTGAGGTGGTCTACGAAGGCCCGGTAAAGCCAGGAGGAGCGGTG